TGCCAACTAAAGCTCAAATGCAAAAGCAAATAGATATACAAGTTCGTGCTCTAGCTATGGATAAACGAACTATATCCAGTTACGAAGAGGTAATATCTAAGAAAGATGAGGATATTGCACACATGGTAGCTAAGAATATTGAATTACAAAATAAGCAGAAAGAGTATCTAGAAGCTCATAATGCTCAAGTTGCTCAGGATGAGGATTTAAGTATTAGATTAAATAAGATGACGGAATTCAGGAATCGGGTATTACGTTCCAATGACCGGCTTAATAGTCGAGTTGATACTTTGTTGGAAGTTATTACAATTATATCAAGGAGATAGTGTTATGACCACAAAAAGAAAGTGTACTTATCGTAAGCAAATGAGGATATCTGAGCATAATAAAGATGGCGGTACCATGTTTCATGAGTGCAAACGCTATGATAAAGACGGTAAGTTGATCGAAACTGTATCTCCGGACACTATGATGTCAACAGTAACAAACAGATATAAAAAGAGAACTGGTAAGAAACCGAATACTCAGATTAAATGTACCAACAAAGACTTACGTCAATTAAATAGAGATATCAAGCACGGGCATGCTGAAGGTAAGTCTTTATGTACAGGAACCCCTATCAAATCAAGAAAGTTTTAACATGAAAAAATATCTATGTATCGGCGGGGAATTTCCATTTAATCCTAAATACCAATCACCGCCTATTACTTATGGTTTAGATCCAGATTCATATGATCTTAATAACATCTTAAAAATAGAAGCTCAATGGCTACCTAAGTGGTATGGTGTACCTGATGCAGAATGCGTATTTATACATGAATCCCAGATAAAAATGGAAGACATGATGATTAAAGAACCGTCTGGTCAATATTACGGCCCTAAACAACTATTAAATCTGATCCAATTAACATATCGTCCTGATAAGGATTACGAAGAGCATCTTAAAGTATTGAAAGCTAACCAATTACTCGAAAGCTAATATCTGTGAATAGCATCTGATTACTTTAATCCCATTTAGGAAAGGAGGCTTGTTATGCCCTAATTAAGTAGGATTATATTTAGATACAGATTGCAAAAGGAAATGATAGCACCTGGGCACTGTGCTACTAAACTGCCTACCCTCTTAATTCGAAAGGAGATTGAAATGAAGATGAAGAAGCGCAGGAAATTGTTAAAGAAACGTACTATGCGTTTGAAGAAGACTAAAGACCGAACCAAGAATGATGATCTGCGTAATCAAACCAGTAGCTTTCGACGTAAGCTAGAGGCCAGAACAAACAAACATTTAACTAAAGAACAGCCAGCTATGAGACGTATGCTATCTGCACCAAGGCTTCCTGATCTGCAGAAGATCAAAGCACTATTTAATGCAAAGAGAGGGTAATAAAATAGAAAAGGCTACCCAGTTGCCCGGGTAGCCTTCAATACTAGGAGCTTAATAGAAGCTTAAGCCTGGGTAACTCCTATCAGATCTGATTTCAGATCTGTACCGCGTACATGCATCCACAGATAGAGTCGAACCGATCCATTCAGGGTAGTGTCTGGATCAACAGTCCCGCGAACATCTCCAGTGGTTGTGGTAGCTGTCGTGGTAACACCTGCAACAAATACAGAAGCAAGTTTTTCCTCAGTTGCATCAGCATAGAATCCTAATACATCAGATTCATGGGTGAGGAAGTAAGGAATACCGAGTACGTCGCCGGTACCTACCGTACAACTGGTAACGCTGATTGAAAAGGTGATGTTTGTTACTGTTTTAAAAGCTTTTGTACCGGTATGACTGGTACCGCTAGCACTGGCTTCAGATATGGTCTCACCATAAGCATCTGTACCAGTAACTGTCATGACTGATGTAGTCGTCCATGCAGCTACGATATTACGAGGAACATCGGCTACACCAGCTAGAGCAGCGGCTGCTAGAGCTGCAGCAACAGTCGTACTGACAGAGAATACACCTGCATCAGTTACATCCTGCGAAACTACGAAACCATTTGCATCACCAACAACAGGTGTGCCCATATCAAGCTTCATGATTGGGGTTACTGGAATTCCTCTTCGGCCATTAATTCCAAATAGGGGAGCATATTCAGCTTTCCCATGATACATCTGTTCTGCTTGTGTAATAGTGTGCTTGCCCATAATTCAACTCCTGGTTAAGGGTCAGTGGAATATTCCACCAAAATGTAGTCTTAATATATATTATTTAACTAAAAATATCAAAGGAGATGGTAATGGAAATTAAGAATGCAATTATTACAAATACTCAAATTACTGAACATCAAGGATGTTTGACGATTTGGATTAATTTAGATTATGGAGATAGTTCCGGACAATCCTTTGGAGGGTATGCGCTATTTCAACCTAAATACCCTGAAAATTGTATAGCAGGAAAATGGATCTGGGAAATTATGCATGTTGTAGGTGTATCTGAGTGGAGCCTATTAAAAGGCAAAGTTATACGCGTTATGGTTAAAGATACTCAATCTGCTATTATTGCAATTGGGCATATTGTAAATGATAACTGGTTTAATCCTAAGGAGTTATAGTCATGGGAATTAATTTTACAGAAGAATTAACGCCAGGTAATGGCAAACGTATTATGGATATGGAAGCTAGAGATACCTTTAGAAAACATAGAGGTAAGCATATTTATATGCGTATTGGCGTGGGTAATCTAAAGCCCCCATATAACAGGTATTGTCATTACGTTAATTTAGTTAGTGGCCATGTTAATTACACCATGGATCCAGAGGAAATAGTTATTCCTGTTAACGTTACTGCCCAATCAGAGGATGCATAATGTCATTAAAAACGTATATGAATCAAATATCTAACGATAATTGGGTCTATTCACATAGGGATCTACGGTTAATATCTCAAGCTTATGAAGATGGATTTAAAGCAGGTGGCTCTACTAAATCTGATAATCGCATAAGCAGAGCTATTACCTGGTGCCGGGGCAGAATTAAAAAAGATGTAAGAGCATATAATTTCCTGGAAAATGTTATAAGTATTCTGCAGGGAAAGAAGTCTACTCTTGAACCGTAAAGGAATAGCCATGGAAACTGGATACATTACTCTAATCGGCGTTGATTATCATAAGATACCCACCGGCCGAGAATGCTTAATGCCTCGTAAATTTATGCTTAAAATCTTTGATTTACCGGAAGATGTTATCAATAAGCCGTTTATGCATGTACAAGACGAAGTCTTGGATCAATTACGAGACTTGGTACTTGAAGCTGTTAACGAAGATTTATCAAATAGGATGAATTAATGAGATTTGGTGACGCAGTTATCGAGATGGAATTTAGTAAAAGACTCACAAGGCATGAATGGGATAACAGACGTATATTCATTTATTTAGATAAAAATAGGGATATTAAAATAAAAGAACCAGGGCGTAATGGAACCTGGATCCCAACTCATGAGGATTTGTTAGCTTATGACTGGGTAACTGTTGAAATATAAGGAGATAGGATGGAACCGGTTAATTATACAAGATTATCTATGCAAGAGCGCAGAGTTATCAGACTCGAGTATGTAATCGCGCAAGATAATAAATGTGCTCATTGCAATATGCCATTAGATGAGCCTGCAGCTGCAGAAATAACTGCTAAATCAATCAATTGGGATCTATTTCCAGGTGGAGTACATTTCTTAGATTATCCAGTTCATCTGGATCATAACCACGATACAGGCATGACTCGAGGAGCAGTTCATGCTTATTGTAATGCTGTAATGTGGCAATATTATGGAATGTAGGCGGCAGTATTCCGGATCCACTGCCAGGGGAGGACATTTACAGATGAACCCTCTGCACCGTATCAACGAACCGGAGTGGCTCTGGCTCTTTCACCCCGGTAATGTGGGTGAAAGAGCTATTCCTCACTATTAATTTAGAGGAGATTACCGATATGTTTAAATTAATTATATTTTACTTATTATGGATAAGTTTAATTATAGCAGTAGGTATTGGCGAAGCTAGAGCTCAAAATACAGTACCAGCTACCATTGAGAAATGGGATCTAACAAGAACCGGCACTATGAAGATTACGTATATTACTGTCAGTAAGCATGGGGTATTTGAATTCGTGCACCAGTATAAAGTAGTCAGCTATGCTGAACCGGTACCTGCATGCAATGAAGTAGCAATTGTAGGAGAGAAAGTGCATCTGATTACTCAAGAATCTTACCCTAAGAAGTATATTATCGAACGAGTTCCACTATCCGGATACCGGGGTATTGGAACTATTCACGAAGGTAACTAAATGAATTATATATGGTTATCTGGATTCTGTGCCGGTGTAGCAGCCGGCATAGTAGGAGTATTCCTCGTACTATTCTGCATATATCAATCTTTTAAGGTTCCGGAACAATGAAAAATACTGAAATAGAGTGGATGCTGGGACAACTCAAACAGGCTCTGTCACGAGCTAACAAGCTATCTGATGAGTTTTCTCAAGATGCGGGTCTATGTGATCCTGAAAAATTAATGGCCCATACAGCAGAGATTACGGGCCTTCTAGCTGAAAGTCTTGGATGGGTAAGTCAACTTAATTCCGGAATATGTGCTGTTTGTAAGGTAAAGGAGAGAGAAAATAAATGAATAACTGGAAACAAATGTCAAATCAAGACCAATCAGAATGGTTGGCTGGTTTCTGTGGGTGGGAACCTGTATTAGCAGATGATGATTGCGGGTTTGACCTGTGGCATAGCCCTAACTGTGAACCGGGGATGACTACTGTAAACATGGTAGAACACTTCAATTCCCCCGCAGGATTTATGGCGGTTTGGGATTGTCTGCCTATAGGACAAAATCCTATATTTTTCAGGGTACTTAAACAGCCTTTTAGAAATGATTTGCCAGAAGTAGATAGATTTGAGATGGGATGTGAATTATGGAAGGACTGGGAATATGTAGAGGAAGGATTTATATCTCGTGGAGTAGGCAACTCCCGACAAGAAGCATTTTATGAAGCTGTTTACAAGGCGGTGAAAGATGAAAGTTCATAAGCTCACTCATAGCACTATGGAATGGGTGTTTGCCATGACTATATGTAAAACCAATGATTACTGGGCAAAAACTAAAAACAGCCCAGAAGTGTCTAACCGTTGGAAAAACGTAACATGTAAAAACTGCCTTCGGAGGAAAAAGAAATGAAACTTGAAGATTTACCACAGTCAGCCTCTATTGGGTGGTTGCGTGAACAGATCAAAGAAAAAGGACTTCACGTTATCGGCACTTGTGGAAAATGTGCTTTTTGGATACCTAACCCAAACAATGAACATCGTGAGGATGACGAAAGATGCACCCACATGTATCTACATAGCGAATGGAAGGAAAGTGATGGCTGTATCCACTGGGAGGAGAAAAAGAAATGACTTGGCCTGAAGTGATAAATCAAGCAATAACTGCGATTACTTTATTAGGATTTTTCTGGATTGTGTTGAGATAATTCCTGTTAAAGAGGAGGAAAAGAAATGAATGAATTAGATTACATTAAAGGCCCTGCTTGCGAAGTTTGCGGTTTGGATATGTTGGCTACGAAGGATGAAAAAGGGAATCCGGTTTGGATGTGTGACAATAAAAACTATGTGCCGGGAGTAGGGTTCGGTGATCCTTGTCCTGCTTACTGGCCTAAAGAAACAAGAGTTTATATTGAGAGGGAGAAAAAGAAATGAATGAAAAACTTGTGCTGACGGATGAATCAACCTGCGCTACTTGCGGCTATAGTTGGAAAACTGGCAAGGATGCTTTAGTTGCCCTTGTTAAACTTACGGACAAAGCAAAAGCTGAAACCGCAAAGCTAGTGGAAGAATGTGACGAAGATATAATTTCTGCACAGAGAAGAGAAAACAAATTAAAAGAAGAAGTTGAGAGTTTGAAGGGGATATTTAGGGAAGAATTGAAAGCTATTGAAACTGGTGACCAGAATATACGCCTTACAGATGCTAAGGCTCACAGGGCAAAAATAAATTACTTAAAAGAAGAAAACGCCAAACTTCAAGAACAAATAGACCTTAACATTCCTCACGAAGCTTTTGTGGAGTTAAAGGAGGAAAACACCAAGCTCAAAGAGGAATTGGAGGAAACAAAGGAACGCTACAAGAGAATGCTGCTAAATAAGCAAATCAGATAAACAAAGGCAAGCCGTTTGTACCGCTACCGGATAGTGAGTAAGTCGCAAGCGGTTGGTAGGGGGGGGGGGGGGGGGGGGGGGTTAGCCCTAGACTCGCATACTAGTTACGAGAAGGATTTTCCAACCCCCTTGCCTTTTTAACTTTTGAGGAGATTAAATGGCTATTGAAGAATGCAGAATATATAAACCGAATAAAGACGGAATATTAACAAAGCGTAAAACAATATCTGCTAAACAGTGCCAGGAGAAGTTCTGGGAAGAAGGACCCGGGTTCGATAAGCTCATGCAGACAACAAAACAACGTGATACTTTCATAAAGCATGAGACTCAAAATTACGTATGTGAGACATGTAATCAAGAGTTTAAGGCTATTGCCGAAAGAGAGTATTGCCATAATCCATGTACGGATCCTAAGGACATTACTACCCGTCCAGATCTTGAATTAAGTACCCGGAAATGCGAAGTATGTAAGAAAGACTTCGAACCTACCACCCGGCGACATATCTATTGCAACGATCCGTGTGTAAGTCAAAATAAGAAAAGAGCTTCTAATTTAGTAAAATATCCTAAATGCAAGCAATGTAAAAAGACATTTAGAGCTCCAGATGGTAAGCAGAAATACTGTTGGAACCCGTGTACTCGGTATACGGCTTATAAACTTAAACGTCCAAAAGCCAATGATAAATTACCAACTTGAACAAACATTATGGCAAGCCAGGGCATTTTATCTAAAAGTAATATGCTCACCAATCGATATCTGTTATAAAGATAAAGCTATGAAAATACTTGATATTATGGGAGGTTTCTAGTCATGGAAAGACAATTAAAATTAGCAGGATGGTCACTCTTATTGTTATTTACTGTGTTTCTTATGGGACATGTATTGGTAGCAGGTATTCGATATGCCCTGGTATTGCCATGAAATTAGTGAAGAAACCAGCTAATACTCGTGGTGATTGCAGAGGTTGTGTCTGTTATCACCCTGAAAAGCCTAGGCATGTATTTGGTATGGGAACGAATAGACGATGGTGCAGTAATGGCAGTTTCCATGCCCCGGAAGAATGTTATGAAGAACAGATTATCTACGTAGAAACACCTTCTTAAACCCGCTTTCAGCGGAATTGGTACCCCAACCCCATTCAGAAGGAGAAGTATGCCTATGGCTATTCCTGCAGTTAATTTAAGCGATAATCAGCTAAATCGTATATTTGGTCAGCCTAATATTATGACTCGAGATACCTGGAAACGAGTTCAAATGGGACGACTGGTATACGAAATATCATATGGAAAAGGATTAACTGGAAAAGGGTTATGGGGAGTTACGATCAGAGATCATGCAGGTAATGATGATCCAGATCATTCCAGCCAAGCATTTCATTCAGAAGATGAAGCAGAGCAGTATATTAAAACAGTGCGTACAGCACTATTATTAGAACCCTAATCATAAGGAATTTACCGATGAATAAAATCCAAATTAAAAAGATGATAGCAAAACAGGTTAAAGTTATTGATAAAGCAGGAAAAGATATGGCAATTAGCCGTTGGGAACGTGCTAGAGCATTTGCACAGATTCATAGCATGATTATCTGGCCAAAATCTCCGTATGTAACTTTTCGAGATTTTGTTCTGGCAGAATTTCCTGATTTACTTCCAGGCAATGTATTGCTGTGGGTATCAAATTATAATCAACTATCTAAATGGTACAAATGGACTGAGATTCAAACAATAGCTAAATCTCTTAGTTATAGTCGAACAGTAATGGCCCAACAGCGTTGGGGAACTAAGAAAAAGACATCAGTTACAAACTTTATCAAGATTGCTAAGTCTATAAATACTTACAAATCTAGGCCTGTTATCGTATCCAATCCTAATAGAATTAGTTTAATTCTACCTGCTTTGTATGTAGATAAATTTGAAACTTTGTTAGTAGCTCATGGGTATATGGTTCCCAAAGACAGAACTGCTCCAAAGCACGGCATTAGTGATGCAATGGTAAAATATTTAGATACTATTTAATCAATTTACATTAAGAAGGAGCTCCTTAATGACCGAATCTATTGATCAATACGCGTTAGAAACAACCTGGTCGACCAGAATTACCGATACAATAATACTTGAAGCTATTCGGGGACATATCCCATTGGATATGGAACTGAATATTCTTCAGGGGCTTGCTGATTTGAATAGAGGCAAGATGGCTAATAAAGATCTGTTTATTAAGTTCTTTTCTCTGATTCTTAGAGATAAAATTGGTAAACCTATCCAGGCAATTGCTACTCAGCTTGGCCGTATGGCTGGTATTCAAGACTCTGCTGAAGCATTTGAATGGGGTATTTTACTGGTAAAGAGTTGTAAAGAGTCGGGCTTATATACCCTTAAACATATTGAAAATGAATGGTATGTATGCCCGAACTTTACTCTCGATAAACAAACCCAGCAAAAGTTAGCTAAGTTACAGTATCTGCCTCCCATGAAAGTAAAACCGTTAAATTGGACAGATAATCATAACGGTGGATGGTTATGGGAAACAAAGCACCTGATATTAGGTAGCAGATTTACCAAGCATAATAAACCTTTAGCTTATGATGTTATTAATAAGCTTCAATCGATTCCTTGGGAGATAGATGCTGATACATATCTCCTGGAGAAGGAAACTAATCATAATCTCAATAAGAGAAAATTCTTACGAGTTATTAACGAGTATATTGGTCAGCCATTTCATTTTGTATGGAGATATGATTCCCGGGGAAGAAGCTATTCATCCGGGTATGATCTAAATCTTCAAACAAATGAGTATGGCAAAGCTCTTATCTCATTGCATAATAAGGAGATGATTACCAATATACCCAATCTGTATATTGCTATTGCAAACCATGCCGGCCAGGATAAGCTTACCTGGAAGGAACGTATAAATTGGACAGCAAGTCAACCGGATGTTGATAAGATTCCTTGGGAAGAGCCTATCTTAGGCAGAAAGGCTGTTAGAGCGCTCAAAGATAGCACTGAAGGCAAACCTTCAGGGTATGTAATGAGTCTCGATGCGACAGCCTCAGGCCTTCAGATTATGGCTGCTCTATCCGGGTGTAAGAAAACAGCTAAATTGGTCAATATGACTGATCCTACCACCAGATACGATGTATATGGTGAAATAGCTAATTTAATGAATGCTAATATAAACAAGCCTGTACCTAGGAAAATCATTAAATATGCTGGGATGACTCATTACTATAACTCCAAAGCTACGCCTAAAGCCTTGCTCACAGAGCAAGAATTACATGTATTTTATCAAGTAATTAAAGGCTTATTGCCAGGCGCCGAAGATGTTATGGATACGATCAATGCATGTTGGAACCCTGAAGCTGATCATCATACGTGGACAATGCCCGATGGCCATACAGTATACGTACCAGTGGTTGAAGGTCTTAACGCTGTATATAGAGATCCTGAACTAGGAGAAATACCTCTCAGGTATTACCATCAAACCTGTTCTGATAACTTTAGATCTTTACCGGCTAATGTTATTCATTCGATCGATGGTTATATAGCCCGGGAAATGGTTCGGTTATGTAACTTTCAATTGAGTCATGTACATGATTGCTTTGTCTTTAGCCCAGATCACTTAAATGACGTAGTTAATACGTATAAGCTGATCATGGCTGATATTGCTTCAGGGGATCTGCTTGCTGATATCCTGGGTCAAATTAGTAATAATCCTACTCTTAAGTTAAGCAAACATAGCAATGACTTAGATCAGGATATTCTTAAAAGCAGTTATATGCTTTCTTAAAGACTTGCCCTTGTTAGGACGGTACTTCATCACTACCAACTTACCACTGACAGAGCTCATAGCAGAATTGCTAGAGACGGCCTACATGTGGATTTGCAACAGGTCTTTAGAATAGACTCCCTTCGGGGAGTCTATTTTTTTTTGTTAAGAGCTGGCCTTAATAGTAAGGCTGTTAACAGGAGACTTAACGTTATCTCCTCTGTGGCAGCTGAGCCAAGTAAGCATTTATTAAGGAGCGCACCAGCTCTTAACATCTTTCATACTTAAGATTACGATATTGAAAGGACTAGAGTACACAAATACACAGGAGAATCCCAATGTCGGTTTTTGCAGTTAAATCTTGCACATTAAAAGCTTGTCTTAATTGGAGAATATACGATAAATGCGTTAAAGACGGTGTCTCAATTAAGCCACAAATTAAATATATAGCTAATATGCACGATAGCTCAGTGTGTGAAGTACGGCGTCAAATTAATCAATTTAGACTCGAACGAGTATTGGAGAAATAGCACATGGCACGATTATCCTGGTATGAATTAAAGGGAATAAAGGAAAAAATATTGGAAGATTTATACGGAGCATTAGAAGAGAAATTAATGACCAGGCGAATTGAAATAGCTAAGAAAAACAGAGAATACGTAATGGCACCTCTTCAGCAATTCATTGATCAAATACCTGAAAATTTATTTAGTGTAAATACCTGTTATCAGGTATTTATCAAATATAAGCCAGCAATTAATGATCATACTAAATACGCTTTACAAGAAATTTGGGAATATAAACAAACTAAAAATGTAATTAATCCTGATCCAATTTTTCTTGGAAATCTTAAGCATGCAAAATCCAATTTAGATCGAAGATTGCAAGATTCCGCAGCTGAATTATGTGAAGAAATTATCGCCCTAAATACAGAAAAGGGCAAAATGAAAAATTTTCTGGACACAACTACTGATACTTATTCTGGATCACTTCAATTAAAAAAGGTTTGGCCAGAGTCTTTACATAAATATTTTCCACCTGAACCTGTTAAAAGTTCTAAAAAGAAAACTAAAACTAAAATAATAAGTCCTCCGGAACCAGATTTTCTTAAAAACCGATTAACAACCAATCTACTCGAAGGAAACTAAAATGTATGAAGTAAATACCGTGCAATTACGTGAATGCTTAATTGAAGATCTCAAAGCAGGCCTTACCCCGATGGTAGCATCCAGTCCGGGTATGGGTAAATCAGATATTATCCGAGATGTAGCTAAACAGTTTAAACTCTTACTTATTGATATTCGTGTATCTCAATGTGAGCCAGTGGATATGCAAGGTTATCCTGGAGTCATAGACGGAAGGATGACCTTTCATATCCCCGAATACTTTCCTATTGTGGGAGATGAATTACCACTGACAAACAATCCAGAAGATCCTACAGAGCGATACGAAGGATGGTTAATATTTCTTGATGAACTTAATTCAGGAAATAAACAAACCGAAGCTGCATCATATAAATTAATTTTGGATAGAGAAGTATATAAACATAAATTACATCCAAAATGTCTAATTGCTGCAGCCGGTAATTTAATCACAGATAGAGCTATCGTAAATACTCAAAGCACCGCTACTACCTCACGATTAATTAATTATAGATTGCAAATTGATCATAGAGCATGGATCGATTGGGCAAATGCCAATAACCTTGATCATCGTATTATCTCTTTCATTAAATTTAAACCAGATATTCTGCATAAATTTGATCCAAATACCCAGGAGCTTACTTTTCCATGTCCTCGTACATGGGAATTTGCTTCTAAAATTATTACTAATAAAACCACATTAGGGGAAATTACTAAAATCAGATTAGCCGGCACAGTTGGAGCAGGAGCTGCATCTGAACTAGCAGTCTATTCTGATATTTATAAAAGCTTACCTACGATCGAAGAAATACTTAAAGATCCTAGATCAGGATGGAAAGTTCCTACAGAACCTAGTGAGCAATATGCTGTGACTACGATGCTATCTCACAATACTACTGTAGAAAGTATAGATAAAATTATCATAGCTATTGAACGATTGCCTATCGATTTCCAGGTAATTACTTTTAAAGATATTTATAAGAGAACTCCTGAATTACAGAAACATCCTTCTATTGTTAATTGGATTTCAAGAAATGCAAGCATTATGTTCTGATGAGATATCGTATTGAGCACTATAACCAGTATCAACGAGATCAATTTTTTCTAGATTATGAAGTTGAAAAAAATTGCTGGAAAAATATTGGAGTTTACTCAACATACGAAAAAGCTTTACAAGCTAAAGTTAAACATTTTTTAGAGGGTAATTATGCCAGTTAAACCTATGCTAGCTGCTAAAGCTACAGATATACAGATTAAAGATTTAATAGATAAATTCGGTCACATGATTGCCTCTCCTAAACTAGACGGCATCCGTTGTTTAATTCAAAATGGAATAGCTCTATCTAGGTCTCTTAAATTAATTCAAAATCAGCACATTAAGATTCTATTAGCTAAAGAAGAATTTAATGGATTAGATGGAGAATTAATTGTGGGCAGTCCTACTGCTCATGATGTGTATAACCAAACAGTTAGTGCTGTTATGCGATCATCCGGAATACCTAATTTCACATTCTATGTATTTGATCATTGTCTAAATGCAAATGCGTATATAGATAGATTTAATTTATTAAAAGAATTTCCCTTACCTGAAAATATTCAAATTCTTCAATCTCAAATTATTACTAATATGAATGAGATGCAAGCGTATGAAGAATCTTGTTTACTGCAAGGATATGAAGGAATTATTCTCCGAGATCCAGGTGCTGAATATAAATACGGTAGATCCACAGCTAAGCAAGGACATCTTATTAAAGTAAAACGATTTACTGATTCTGAAGCTACTATCGTTGGATTTGAAGAGCGTATGCACAATGCCAATGAAGCTAAAACAAATGAATTAGGCAGAACTCAACGTTCATCCCATCAAGAAAACAAAGTTCCTACAGGAACATTAGGAGCTTTAATTTGTCGAGATACAGAAACCGGTTTTGTATTTAACGTTGGTACAGGATTCTCAGATTTATTACGTCAAGATATATGGGATGGTCGTAAGCAAGAAATGGGCAGATTAATTAAATATAAATATTTTCATATTGGGGTAAAAGAATTACCTCGACATCCCGTATTCATAGGATTTCGAGACCCATCTGATATATAGGAAATGTTATGAGTCTTAATATTTTTATGTATGCAGAAGAAAAAGTAAATAATGTTTGGACGTTAATAGGAGAAATGTGTTTTCCTCACGATTCTACTTTATACTGGATGTTATTTTGTTGGCATAAAGAAAATCAATTTACAGGCCCACTTCGACAAGGCATACCATCCGGTGCTAGTAAAAAAGTGCAAGTAGAACGTGATGAACGTTTTGTAAATACGCATCGTAAACCTTATAAAAAAACATATAGCTATATGTTTGTTATTGAATTAAAAATGATAATTGCTGATTTATTATTACAGCAAGATTCTACTAAATTACAGCCATGTCAGAAACACGCTAGAAATATTTTAGAAGCATTTCCTGATACGATAGATGAGAATCATCGTATTATTTATTATATGACTGAAGTAGGATAATTTATGTCTAAAGAACTGGAGAGTAAATTACTCAAGGCCAAGATAGAGCTGATGACTCGATCGGTCTTTATTTCTACTATTGCATTAAGTGTTCGTCACATAATTACTCCTGCCACTAAAACCGCTGATGTCTGCAAAACTACTATCCGCTATAATCCTGATTTTATAGAAAAACAAACAGTCTCACAATTTGCTGGATTAATAGCTCATGAATGCTGGCATCTGGCATTTCAACATGCCGGTCGTAGAGGAGATAGATGCCCGGATGTATGGAATCATGCAGGAGACTATATAATTAATCATATGCTTATTAAAGCAGGATTTGAAATACCTGTTAATGGGTTACTCAGCTCTAAATACGGAAATGGTTGGTCTACTGATGGTGTATATGATGATCTAATTAAAGAAGGTAAGCCTTGCAATAATATGATGCTGGATCTTATTTATGGTGAAGGAGCAGAGGCTCCTGATGCTCGATCTACCATCACTGATATTATTGTTCGAGCTCAGACTCAAGCACAGATATCTGGTGAGAAATCAGCTGGAGAGATCCCAGATGAGATTGCCAGAGTTATCGATAAGCTCCTAAATCCTAAATTGCCTTGGCCAGTTATATTAAATAGATTCTTAGATCAAAGAACTCGAGAAGAATACTCCTGGGCACGGAGAAATCGTAGATTTAGGTCTACTTATCTGCCTAGCCTGCACAGCTACGGATTAGGGCATTTAACCTTCGCAATTGATACGAGTGGCAGTGTAAGTGATGAAGAATTGAGCGCTATGCTAAGCGAAATTAAAGGCATCAGAGATGTATTTAATCCTGAACGAATGACTATTATAGATTGTGACGCCAAGATTCATAAAGTACACGATGTTAATCAGAATACTGATATAATGTCCTTGAGCTTTCATGGAGGTGGAGGCACTAGTTTTATGCCAGTACTAGACTACGTAGCCGAAAATCCTACCCAGGCTCTTGTATATTTCACTGATTTATACGGCGAAGAGAAATTGGATGAAGTAGATTATCCTATTTTATGGATATGCAATTCAGAGCACGAACCATGCAATATAGGAGAAACTATTTATGTCGACTGATAAAAAATTTCACTTTACTGCAGATATTGTATTTGAAGCAAAAGATATAGACGATGCTATAAATAAATTAGGTGATCATTTTCATGCTTTAAATGATGATGATCCTATACAAAGTATAGAGCACACAGGAACTATGCAAATAGAACCGTATTAATTTTTAAAGGAAGTAATATGCCTGATATAACTACAGTAATTTTAATTAAAGAATCTGCAATGGGTACTGCAGCAATTGATACCCACTACTTGCAGCCTTTAGCTAAAGAAGGAATCCCTACTGATGCTATATTAATAAAGCCTTTATATTATAATAATGCAGTTAAAGTTTACGCTAAAACTGCTAAAGCTTATCTAGATAAATTACTTAGCAGGATTCCTGATACTGTTATTAATTTAATTATTGCAGATAGTAGCTATTACAAATTTATTACTGGTGCAGGAAAAGTATCTACGTATTATGGCACTACAATAAAAGGTAAACATGATGGATATTCAGCATTTAATTGCGTATATGTTCCGAATTATAAGACACTTTTTAAGCAACCTGAAAACTCGCAATTAATTGATCTAGGACTTAAAGCTATAGCTGGTACAGGAACCTCTGTTTTAATTAAGACAGCTCAATACGGATTCGAATATGGATCCGATAGAGAATTATTAGATTCACTACACAAGTATCCTGTACTGGCAGCAGATATTGAAACTACCGGGCTAACTCTTTATGATCAGATCGTATCGGTATCCTTCGCATGGAGTAAACATGATGGAATTGCAATTGATTTATCTATTACAGGTATGTATTACCTACGTAAATTCCTTCAAGCTTACACAGGTAAGCTAATATTCCATGGAGGACTATATGACGGAAAGATGCTCATTCGACATTTATGGATGGAACATGGCACTGACTATGCAGGTATGCTTGAAGGTTTAAAATATTTTAAGGATATTGATGACACGATGCTATTAGCTTTTATAGCTAAGAATGCAACTACGCATGTTGGACTGGGACTTAAAGAACTAGCTCTCGATTATGTCGGTAATTATGCTATCGAGATCGAAGATATAACCAAGTATACCAAGCAAGAAATCTTGCAATACAACTTGATTGATACTTTAGGTACTTTCTACCTATGGGAGAAGTACCAAGATGAAATTACTTCCAGACCTTACGTAGAAATATTCCAGCCTAGTATCTACCCTATTCTTAAAATGATGCTAGTTGGTTTGCCTATGGATTCAGATAGAGTCAAAGAGGTAAATCAAATTCTGGCAGCTAAGCAAAAAATTCTTAATGAGCAAATTCAAGATAATAGCTGCGTAATGCATTTTAATATATTATTGCGAAAGAAAGCTTGTGATAAAAATAAAGCAGATCGTGCTGAAAGAATATTACAGGGAGTAAAGGTACGTACTCCTGTTAAAACAATTGATGCTTTTCAAGATATCGAATTTAATCCACGAAGCCCTCTACAGATAGGGCAATTATTTTTTGATACGTTAGGACTACCTGTATTAGAGAAAACAAAGACAGGAGCTCCTTCTACTAGCGGAGATATATTAGAGAATTTAGCTAATCATACAACTAATCAAAATGTAATTGATTTGCTCGAATTTATACGAGAGCTAGCTGAAGCCAATAAAATTAATGGAACTTTTATAAAAGCATTTATGCAAGAGAAGGATTTTCTACATGGTAGTCTTAAATTGGGTGGTGCTCAGTCAGGGCGTTTGTCTAGTAGCGATCCTAATCTTACTAATCTCCCTGCGCACGGTCCAATGGGTAAACTCACAAAAAGTTGTATTGTTGCTCCTGGTAAAAAATACACAGTTGACAGTGTAAAATGGAATGCTATACTGGCTCCAATCAATAACCCTTAAGAGGTGCTTATTATGGGACAGTACGCAAGAATACAAGACACTAGGTTATTTAGAACATGGGAATCTATAAACGGTAGATGCCATAACCCAAATTACTCAGGGTATTCCAAATACGGAGCTAAAGGTATTACTGTATGTCCCAATTGGAGAAACAACGCTAATGAATTTATGGCCTGGGCATTATTAAATGGATACACAGACAAATTAACTATTGAACGTAAAAATTTTACGTTTGGGTATACTCCTAAAAATTGCACTTGGATACCTGCAGAATGCCAAGCAGGTAATCGAGGTATGACTGTTAAAAATACCTCAGGATATGTAGGAGTTAATTGGCATAAAAAAAAAGAAAAATGGTTTGCTAGAGTAACTATTAAAAATAAACGAATTGAAATCGGTAAATTTGATGATGCATTAGAAGCTCATCAAGCCCGTAAACAATATTTTATTGATAATAACTTGCAGGAGCATTTGAGAATATATGAATTACAGCACCAGCACATCTAATACTCTGTTAGAGATTAATTCTTTAATTAAAAGAAATGAAATAAAAGATTGTGAACAATTTGAAACACTAGTTAATACATTACCGTCTGAATTACAACAACAAGTTAAAGAAGCATTTGAATACCATCCTGGTTGGCTCTTTGCTGGTGCTGATTTTTCAGCTCTTGAGGAGCGTATTGGCGCTATTTTAAGTCAAGATCCTAATAGGATTAAAGTATATACAGATGGATATGATGGCCATTCTATGAGGGCTTACAAATATTTTGCTGATCAAATGCCAGATATTACTTCTGCACTAGCTAAAGCTAAAACAGCTACTAAATTCTGGATAAGTGATAAAGGAGAATATTGTTGTGAATAATTTTATATCAGAACCTGCAGTAACTTATGAAATTAGATGTAAATTACTTGAATGGGCTAAAGAACAGTCAACTACTATTATTGCTTCAAGAATAGAAGCACAAGGATATGATTATGTAAACCCAGCAGATACTATATTTCCAGGGGAATATGACAATATATTTATGTATGCCGATGCAGAATTAGTTTTTACTGATCCTGTTGATATACAAACATTAAATTCTACATTTTCAAGTTTTGGAAAAATAAAAGCAAATTCTCCTGAATCTGAATTATCACAATTAATGTGTGATGTACCTGAAATAGCTGAAGTAGAAGTAACTAAACATAGTAAATCTGATGAATATTATTATGCTTATTTCACAAATTTAAATTCTTTTATTCAAATCTATCCAGCTAGATTATATTTTGAACCTTATGGATTACCTGCAACTCTTAAAGTTAGTCAACTTTTAGAAGATAAACGTGATCTAGAAGGATTCAATTCAATAGATATCTATCGTAATTGGCTACCTCACGATAAACAAAATAGTATTTCATATCCTAAATAGAGGTATTTATGAATCTTATAACTAAAGAAGAATATTTAGCTGGAACAATTAATTCTATCGCTACTAAATATTCAGAGCTTAGAACTAAATCTAAGCCTCCTACGTTTGCTCTTCAATACGACGGTACCTGGTTTACATTGCATAAACGAACAGGCTTTCCTAAAGAACAAGCTAAACAGATAGAGAAATCATTTCATGAACTCTACGCGGTCTCCGGGGAATTCAATAAGAAGAATAAAGAATTTATGGAGAAGCATGGCTATATAGAATGTGCATTCGGACTAAAGCTAAGAACTCCGATTATTTCGCAGTGCGTAATGGGAAATTCTAAAACTCCCTATGAAGCTGAAAGCGAAGGACGTAGCGCTAATAACGCAGTAACTCAGTCATGGGGCATGTTGCTTAATCGAGCAATCATTGCTGCTAATAGACGTATTGAAGAAGCTGGGCATGGAACTGCTATTCTTCCCTGTAACATGATTCATGATGCAGGATATTTCTTAGTAAAAGCAGAACCTCAGTATATTAAATTTTTAAATGATGTACTGATAGAGGAGATGGAATGGAACGATAATGATCTAATTAGATCTACAGATGTTCCTATGAAAGCTTCACTTGAAGTCGGTAAGTCTTGGGATAAATTAGTCCCATTACATAACAATGCAACTCTTAAGGAAATTACAGATGTCTTTCCAATTCTCACAGGATCAGGTTGATGCAGTAGACGGTATTTGTCGTACGTTACTTGATCCTTCTAATAAATCTCATGCCATAGCAGTTCTTACCGGGTCAGCAGGTACTGGTAAGACTACTGTAGTTACGGAAATTCTTGATAGAATTAGTCAACATACCCAAAAAACTAATGTTGAATTGTCTGCTACTACTCATAGAGCTGCGATGGTACTTCGAGATATTTCAGGAGAGCCTGTAACGACAGCTCATTCATTATTTAAGTTACGCCCTAGTCTTGATAAATTTGGAAAAGAAACTCTTAAAAGTACTGGGATGTGCAATATTCCTTATGGATCTGTTCTTATTATTGATGAGACATCAATGATTGGGAACAAATTCTTACATGCTATTGTAGATATCATTAAGAAACGGTCTCTAAAAATATTATTTGTAGGAGATCCCTTTCAACTGCCGCCGCCTACAGATACTTGCAGTATCTTTGACGGCTCGTTGCAAACTTTCACACTTACTCAAGTCCATCGACAAGCAGGAGGTAATCCTATCCTCGAGAAGGCTAATGAGTTCCGTGAATTTATAGAAGGTATTCGTAATGTTGAGCCAGTAATAGAAACATGTATTAACGCTAAAGGCGAAGGTATTCACATATTACCTCATACAGAATTTATTACTAAATTCGTTCATAAATATGTAGACTATTCTGCTGGAGCACCAGTAGATGTGCCACTCTGTACTTACACAAATGAATCTGCTATTAATTATAATAATATGATTCGTAAGGCAGCGTATTTCCTTGAAGACACTATCAAACCTTTCTATGTAGGCGAAAGATTAATTACTAATAGTGTTGTTATGCGGGGAGAACGTCCTCTTCTAACAAATAACGAAGCAGTACATGTTATTTCGTATGAAGAAGGAGAGTTTGCTGAAATTCCCGGGTACTTTGTAACAGTACGCGGAGATTTTAATCCTGCTAATGGTTCTGATAAGAAAAAAGTATTTGTTCCTAAAAATAAAGCAGCAGTAGATAAGGTTCTTAATGTGCATAAAGATAGGGCTATTAAAACTAAATCTAAAGCAGCCTGGGTACATTTCTATGAACTAAAGCAATCTTTAGCTGATCTACGCCCACCATTTGCTGGTACTACTCACAAAGCTCAAGGTGGAACATTTCCTGCCGTATTCATAGATAGAACAAATATTAATAAATGTCATATCCCAGCTGTTAAAGCCAGATTACTCTATGTTGCTCTTACTCGAGCTAGTAAAAACGTATATATAAACGGTGGTTAATATAAGGAATTACTATGGCATTTACTTACACAAATAAACATAATATTCCATTAGCTCTAGCAGTCTTCTTAATGTATGACGACTATGGTTATGACGAGAGATCTAATGCTATCAGCGCTACGAGTCTCATGAAACCAATGCGTCAGATAGTACTTAGTCAGCAAAACAAGCAACTGCTTAAAACAGTAGATATTTCTGATCTAGTAGCATCTCGTATGGGCTCATCTATTCATGATGGCTGTGAAAAAGCTTGGACAGATATGGATAATATTGCCAAAGCTCTTAAGTTAGCGGGCGCATCTGATATAGCTATTGAGAGTATTCGAATTAATCCTGATAAGCCAGTTAAAGAAGATGAAATTGCTATTTATGTAGAGCAACGTACAGAAAAAGAAATCATTGGTTATGTTGTCACAGGTAAATTTGATTTAGTTATGCATGGTGTAGTTAACGATTATAAAACTGGCAGTGTCTGGGGCTATATCTATGATAGTAATGCCCAGAATCATATTAAACAAGGCAGTATTTATAAGTGGCTTAATCAAGATAAAATTACCAGTGAGTATATTAATATTAATTATATATTCACAGATTGGTCAGCTGCTAACGCTAGACAGGATCCGAAAGGGTATCCTCAACTACGATGTATAACTAAAAAATATCCTCTTTGGGGACCTGAAGAGACCGAACATTGGATCATGAATAGGCTCGAAGCATATCAAGAATTAGCTGATGCTACTCAAGATTTGCTCCCAAAATGCACAGATGAAGAATTATGGGCCTCTAAGACGGTGCACAAGTACTATAAAAATCCTAACTCGATGTCTAGGTCTACCAAAAATTTTGATGATATACAGGATGCTATAACTCGTAAAGCTAATGATGGCGATGTCGGTGTCATTAAAACTGTTCCTGGCGAAGTCAAAGCATGTCAATATTGTGCAGTTGTTGGTGTCTGCGATCAAGCAGAAGAAATGCTGGCAAGTGGACGTTTAGTACTATAGTTTATTGCCCTTATAGCTCAGCTGGCAGAGCAAAGCTCTTGTAAAGCTTAGGTCGGTGGTTTGAACCCATCTAAGGGCTTCATATTTTATCAGACCGGGTTGCGGATCGTAACCGTCCAGTCTGTACGCGGAGACTGGTCTTTATCTTATACCCGCTCCTACTAGGGAAATCGTATTTGGTCGAGACCAGTTTTGCTTAATTTAAAGGTCTGCCAGGAGAGCGCTATCGGTCGCTCAACCTCGCCGGAGCAGTAGCTGTGAATCCTTTATGGTGTGTTACTTTGGCAGATCAGTTTTACCAGGTTGGGTAAGAGCTAGTCCTAGGCTTATCAGCCCATTAAAGGCACAGAGATCCAGTTGCGGAGCTCACTGTCCGCCTGATAAATTAAGGAGTTAATATGAATTATGCAACAGCTGTATTCTTATTTGGAATTACAGAAAGACTTAGTCTAGACGCCGATGTTTATATGAGAAGAAGTAGCGACGCTAATACAGCAGCTATACTAAGACAAGCTAGCTGGTCTATTGAAAATTCAATTCCCCCACAACATCGTACAACATATTTATTAGAAAAAATGGAAGCTAATAGGATAGGAGATTGCCCTTCATGCGGTTAAACCGCAGACAATTTTTTAATGTAGAAGAAACGTATAATTTATTTAAATACTTTGATGATGTATTTCTTGAGATACAAAATTGTTATTATTTTAGATCATACCCAACTAGGCGCTGGTATGAATATTTAATGTGTTTTAAACCTTATCAAGGAGATTGGTATAGTGGAAAAGAATGATAAAATTGATTTACTTGATCACGGCTTCGTACGTTTAGTGGATTTCATGGGAAACGATCTTTCTGTAGTTCGATCTGCCAGAGTCTCATATGATGCAGCATGGAGAGCTGGTAATGATACTGGAGGAGATACTAAATTAATTAATTATCTCTGGAAGAATAAACATTCTACTCCATTCGAATCAGTCACTCTTACATTTGAAGTTAAGGCTCCTATCTTTGTCTATAGGCAATGGCATAGACATAGAACATGGAGCTATAACGAGCTATCAGCACGGTATAAAGAACTTCCTGAAGAATTTTATATTCCTCAAGCAGAGCAAATTACTACCCAATCTACTGACAATAAGCAAATGCGTACAGATGAACAAAATCCTAAAGCTGCTGTATTTCGAGCACATATGATGGAATCTAATAGCCAAGCATTTCATCTATATAAACAAATGCTAAAAGATGGATGTCCTCGTGAATTAGCTAGATGTGTACTTCCTCTGGCTACTTACAGTCATATGTTTGCTACAGTAAACCTTCTTAATTTTATGAAATTTCTTACATTGAGATGTCACAGTCATGCTCAATATGAAATCAGGGTTTATGCTGAAGCTATGTTGCTATTAGCTAAATCAGTAGCTCCAGTATCTCTAGAAGCCTGGGAGAAAACACATGCGGCTACCTAAAAAGAAACATGTAAAAGAACTATTTAAAAAATTACATTCATATAAGCCTAAACCTCGTGGCAATAATCAGATGACATTAGGTAGTTTGATTAAGGCTCTTAAGAGAGAGCGTAAAGGACTATTAGTAATGACTGCATCTGGAGGGTCACCAGGTATGCCCCATATTTATGCAGGGCATCCAGAAGATTTGGCATTTAATCAAACTAATGCAGCTATTACAGTTGGTGAATTTTTAAAAATGTGCGAAAGCACATTAATGAAACCTAATATAGGACCTGACCCCAGTTTTACTATGCACCATTCTGCCTCATTATGGATGGCTGGAATTGGAGAAGTTAGCAAACAAGCTATTATTGATGTCATTGCAAAAGACGGAGACATACAACTAGTTCTTAAAACTATCGACGAATAGGAATAACATGAAAAAATACCATCCATTTGCTGAAAGAATAGTCGATGTCCTTACTCGTAAAACGAATAACAATAATAGGCATTATTTTCGTATTCTAGCAGGGTATTACTTATCTAAAGTAGCTTCAATGATGCGCTGTAATATTCAGACTAACGATAGGGACGTCATACCAGTAAATACCTATGTATTAAATTTAATGCCATCTGGAGCAGGTAAAGGACATTCTACTAATATTCTCGAAAGAGAATTTGTAGCTCACTTTAAACATGAATTTCTAAATGTTGTATTCCCTCGAAAAGCCGAAGAGCATATTCAATCTTTAGCTATGGAAGCTGCTCATAGATTATTTAATGCCGGTCAAAGTACATGTGCCAATGTATTAGAAGAAGCATCTATTCAAGAAGATAAGTTTCAAAAACATTTCGATCGTTTAGGAGAGTTAGCATTCAGCTTTGATAGTGGAACCGCTCCAGCGGTCAAACAGATGCGGGAGAAACTTTTGCTAGCCTCAGCCGGCTCTATGAATTTAGAGCTGGATGAGATTGGCTCTAATATGTCTGCTAATGTAGACGTTCTTAATGCATTTCTTGAGCTCTACGACGTAGGCTTAATTAAGCAAAAGCTTATTAAGAATACAGTAGAAAATATTAGATCTGAAGAGCTTCCTGGTAATACACCCACTAATCTTATGATGTTCGGAACCCCAACCAAGCTATTAGATGGAGGCCGAACTGAAGAAGAATTTAAGCAATTTCTTGAAACTGGATATGCTCGTAGATTGCTATTTGGGTATACGACAGAAACTCATCGCATTAAATATGCTTCTGCTAAAGACAGATATAAGCAAATGGTCGATGTTAGTTTAGTTACAGAAATGCAAGCTATTCAGACAGCATTTGCTAATTTTGCTAAGCGTCCATTTAATCCTGTATTGCTAATGTCTGAAGTCAATTCTATTTATTTAATTGAGTATCAGGAACGGTGCGAAACCCTGGCTGATAATTTCAGAGAGCATATGGGTATCCATAAGGCTGAAATGATGCACAGGTACTATAAAGCTCTTAAATTAGCTGGAGCGTATGCATTTTCAGACAATTCCACAGAAGTCACTAAAAACCATCTGGATTGTGCTATTAGCGTAGTTGAGGACTCCGGGGAAGCTTTCCACACCCTCATGCGTAAACAAGGCTCATATGAGCGTTTAGCTCACTATTTGGCCGATTGTAACAACGAAGTGACCCAACATGAGCTATTGGAAGAATTGCCCTTCTATAAGGGCTCAGAAGCCCAGAGGAAGGACATAATGACGTTAGCTATGTCCTTTGGGTATAAGAACAATATCATCATCAGAAGGCGTACATCGGACAATATCGAGTTCTTTTCTGGAGAAACTCTCCTGGAGACAGATCTGAATCATATGACGACAGGAATTAGCAAAGATATTGCCTATGATTATGAGACTAGTCATCCTCCATTTAAGAAGCTTCATAAATTGACCACTGCCCCGGGGTACCATTACACTGCACACGGATTCGTGAATGGCCATCGTAAGAGTGAGAATGCTATCCCGGGCTTTGATCTTATTATTTTAGACTGCGATGGAGATGTAAGCATCTCTATTGTTAAAGTCTTATTAGAAGATTATGCCTTCTTAATTTCTACTACCAAACGACATACTGCAGAGCAAAATAGATTTAGGCTTATTCTGCCTATATCTCATCGTCTTCAATTAGGCCCTCAAGAATACGCTAAATTTATGACAAATGTATTCGAATGGTTACCATTTCCTGTAGATGAAGCTACCAAAGATATCTCCAGAAAGTGGGCAGCACATAAAGGGCATTATGAATATAACGAAGGAAACGTTATTGACGCCACTATGTTTATTCCACAGACTAAACGTTCTGATGAAACTAAAGAAACGATTTCAACTACTGGAGTAAATAACATCGAGCGTTGGTTTATGACACATACATCTAAAGGCAATAGAGCCACACATCTATATAGATATGGAATGGTGATGGTAGATGCAGGCCTGGCTTTAGGTGAAATAATCGAACGATTAGAGAACTTTAATAAAGGATTAGAATCACCCCTACCTGAACAGCAATTCAGAAATAGTACAGTTAAATCTATTAGTAAAGAGGTTCAAAAACGAGGCAATTAAATGATTATTTACCGATGCCGGCAATGTAATAAGCCTTGGTATGGTCAATGGTCACAGCTAATACAAGGACGAATAGTTCCTGCCTACGTTGGTTATTGGAAAATAGGAGTATATTACTTCTGTAATCCGCTTTGCGTTTCTAACTATAAAATCATTCATAAGGAGAATACTTATTATGACAAATGATCATTTGGTATTGATCAGTGGGAAATCCGCAACGGGTAAAAGTGCCAGTTTAAGAGATATACAAAATCAACCAGGAGTCGTTTACCTAAATTGCGATATGGGTAAAAAACTGCCATTTAAAAATGATTTTAAAAATCTTGTTATTACTGATTGCGCTGTAATATACCAAGCATTTGATCAAGCAGAAGAACGAAAAGACATTCATACTATTATTATCGATACCCTAACTTACATGCTAGATTTGTATGAAACTACGCGTGTATTAACTGTAGGAGAAAAAGAAAGTAGAAAAGCATGGGGTAATTATGCTCAGTTCTTTAAAAGACTAATGTCTGATAAAGTAGCTAAATCAACAAAGAATGTAATTTTTTTAGCTCATAGTGCAGATCTGTTTAATGAGACTGAAATGGTGACCGAGACTCTTGTTAAAGTTAAAGGCTCATTGATGAATAACGGTATTGAAAGTTATTTCACTAACGTTATTTCATCTAAGAAACTTGCTTTAGCTAAATTTACTAAAGATAATGCTGATTCGCCATTATTTCAAGTTACTCCGCAAGAAGAAGCTTTAGGATTCAAATATGTATTTCAAACCACATTGACTAAAGAAACGGTTAATGAGCGTATTAGAGCTCCTATGGGAATGTGGACTCCAAAAGAAACATATATCGATAATAACGTTCAACTCGTTATTCAACGTTTAACTGATTACTATTGTGTATAATTATAGGTAGAAGAATATTCCCTATTTAGGTATAATTAGCGTGGCTCGTATCGCATTATAAGAGCGACGTTAAATAAATCTAATGCGGGATAGGACTGTATTGGCCTTTCCTTATGAAGGCAAACCTCCTTCTACGGGGCCTATCTTAACCGAAGGGTTATAAAACTCTAGTCCTCCCTGGCTCACACTCCCAGGGAGGGCGTCTTTCTTTAGGACTGGGGTAACAATACACAATATAGGATATTAATCTCCCTCTGTCCTGTTTATCGTTACCTCAGTTCAATAACTTACCAAGGGTATCTAAATGGAAATGGCAAATAAGTGGGAATCTAGAATGTTAAAGATGGCTAAATTAATAGCTACGTTTTCTAAGGATCCCTCTACTAAAGTTGGTGCAGTAATTTTCAATCCATTTAGGAAAACTATTATCACTACTGGCTATAATGGATTTCCCAGAAATACTTCAGATAAACCAGATCTCTATGAAGATAAAACTCGTAAATATCCCCGTGTTGTACATGCTGAAGCTAATGCTATTGTCGAAGCTGCTAACCAGGGGATCAGTACAAGTGGCAGTGCTCTAGCTATTACTCACCATCCTTGTGCTGATTGTGCCGGTATTATAATTCAAGCAGGAATTAAACATATCATCTATGAACAAACAGATGATGATATGGCACGGCATAATAGCGAAGAAGCCACACTAATGTTTAAGGAAGCCAATATATCTATAGTTGGATTAACTCTGGAGGGCACATGAAAAAAGAATTAGAAACTACTCTTACTCAGAATCTAGTATTCGCTGGTACAGAGTTCGGCATTGCAGTAGTTCAAGAACTTGCTGCTCAAGCTATAGCACAAAAACCTGGTATGACTCTTAGAGATTTTACTCATATCTTGGATGGCTATATAGAAAATGCCAAAAAACAAGTACCGATTGATTTAGCTAATAGAAAGTGATTTTAATAACCCCGTAACAGAAGGATAAAAAATTATGAGTGAAGAATGGGAATTGCCTACAGGTACTGAGAAACAATCTATCGAACGATTAGGTGGAGGTTTTGCTTGGGAATCTGGGGTCTATGATGCCAATATTACCATGGTATATCTGAATCAAGCCGACTCTAAAGCAGTAAGCTTTAATGTTGTTTTGCAAAATTCTGCAGGTAAGGAACTGAAAGAATCCTTTTGGATTAAATCTGGTACTGCAAAAGGTAACAAAACCTACTACACAAAAGATAGTAAGAATTATCCACTTCCTGGTTATTCAGTTGCTAACTCTATGTGCGTAGCTGCTACAGGACTCAGCTTATCTAAGTGTATGGATACAGCTGAAAAGAAAATGGTCAAGATTTACGATTATGATAAGAAAGAAGAGGTTCCAACTGAACGTCCTGTATTGGCAAATTTGCTTAACAAAGCAGTTAAGGTAGCTGTTCACCAGGTTACCGAAGATAAGCAAAAGAAGAATGCAGCTGGTCAGTATGAATCGACTGGTGAATCTCGTACAATTAACGAGTGTAAATTCTTTGGTAATATCGAAGGCAAAACTACAGAAGAAATTCTGGGGGATAAGCCTGCCGAAATGTTCACTAAATGGGCCGAGAAGAATACCGGCAATGTTATTGACAAAACTACCAAGAATGCTGGTGCAGCTTCTGCTGCTGACATCATGGGAGGTGGACAATCAAATACTGCATCTCCTGAAAACGTAGCCGGTAACGCTGCAAGCTCGTTATTTAACTAATGCGAGTCTGTGGAATGGATCCAGGAACTCGAGGGGCAATGTGTGTGCTGGATTCTAATGATCCAGCACATATTGCCCTGTTCGATTTCCATCTAAACACTATTTATGATGCAGCTAAATGGTTGCATGATCAAAATGTAAATGTAATTTGGTTAGAGAAGATACATGCTTTTCCTGGTATGGCTGCTAAATCTAGTTTTGGATTTGGTCGCAGCTATGGAATTGCAATGAGTATATGTGAAATTGGTACCAAGGGATTGCTACCTAAATCAGTCGTCCCTAGAGTGTGGCAAAAACATATAGGAATCACAGCTAAAGGATCTATGATTAAGAAGCAAGTTGCTCAAGTGGCTTCAACAATATATCCTGCAGCTAATATTCGTGGACCTAAAGGTGGCCTAATTGATGGCCGATCTGATGCATTAATGATAGCTCATTATGGGCTATCCAACATATAAGGAATAAAATATGGAGATCACAATTAATATCGAACAAGTTCTTCGGGAAGAAATTCGTAAAATTCTTCTAGAAAAAATAGATTTTGGTACAGAGATAGAAATTGTATCTGATCCAGAACCAAGAAAAACTATTACAGTTGCTACAACTGGTCAACAGCAACATACTCCAGCAGCATCAACTACTAAACCTGCAATCAATAAGGCACCCAGTAATATTACATGGGAATTTGGCCCTAGACCTGGTACACGTAGAAATCCTGAACAAATAGCTCTACATGATTTAGAACTTAAATTAGGCAGGAATCTAACTCCTGAGGAGAAAGGAGAAGCTAAAGCGCATGTCGAAATAGACGAAACTGCTGAGGAAAAAGCTAAGCAAGATACCCTTAAAAAGGTACGTATTGATGAGATGGCTAAACAGGGCATGGATGCAGCCTCTAAGGAGCTCGCAGAAGAAGCTGCAGCTGAAGAACCTGGTGGCAAAGTATTCGTAAATGGAGAAGAACAACTTCCAGCTTCTGAAGAGCCCTCAATACCAACGACTGAGAAGCTAAATACTGACTCTCTATTCTCGTGATTCGCCTGGATGGATAAACACTGGTAACTATATGTTCAAAAAATTCTGGTTAACGACTAAAAGTATTTTATGGGCAATAGGATTAATAGCGACAATTATTGCTGCTCTTATTATTATATTTTTAACTATTCCAGTAGCAATTTTTGCCATATTAATTCTTGTTATATATTATGTGATTAAGTCATCAATAGAAGAGAATTAACCAAATATATCTTTTAGTGCTTCTAATAAAGATACGTTATTGGCTTCATCAAGCAGATCATCGAACTGAAGCATATTAGGAGATATATCCCCGCTAAGCCATGCAGCATTTACATTACCTAAAGTAGGTATTCCAGTAAGACCTTGGATTGCAGCAGATAAACCTACTCCAGTAGGATTAGTTTGAGCTAACCTTCTAGCGGCTCTTTGATTACGCATGAAATAAGAAATAAATGAGGTAGCTCCGACTGCATCTATTGCTTCTAAAGCAGGTGTTAACGCCTCATCAAATAATACAAATGCATCTAATGATTCATGCATAGCTACTTCAAAGTCTTTATTTTCTACAGTAGTAAGATGTTCAATCATTACATATCTACCTAAGAAATCGGTAAGCTGTACCATTTGTCTAGCCAGTTGATATGGTGCACTGGTCTTAGTCATAAACATAATAGCAGCAGTTTCACTTACTGAATTAGGAACCCTATCAGCAAACTCTGAAAATGTTTTATCTACTTTAAGAGTACGTTTAATACGATTAAAAAATCCATCAATTTGAGCTTCGTTGACGTCTTCCACAATAAGTGAATTAAGTCCTGCTGCAGTCATTCTATGAATTTTATTATTCTCAATTCTTACTTTTAGTTGCTCAGCTTTTATAGCTTCTGGGCTATTAGCTCCTAATTGCTTAGACCCAATTCTATGTAATAGTGATGTACGTGCATCAGTATCTTTTCGGTATCTTTGGTATTCATGAAATCCTTCTAGTATTTTACGGATAGTAAAAGTTATAGGGATGTTTCGCATGCTTAATTGAGCAATGTTTGAAATCATATTACCAAAAACTACCTTAGGCATTGCTACAACAATACGGTCCTTACCGTAACCTACAATTTGCCTAAGTATATAATGAAAGATACCTACGTATCTTTTAACTCTCCCCATTGACTCGCCTTGCAAAAACTTAAATTGACTAAAATCCCATACTTTATATCCAAATACTTTATCTACTATATCCTCCCTAACCATAAATTTTCCATTTACAGCAAAAGACTTCATATAGTCACGTACTTCTTTTGGGAGTTTTCTAAATCGATCTACATAATTAGGATCATTTATAAAATCAATAAATATATCTGGATGCGATTTATGCATATCGCTTTGTTCATGAACTAAAAGCTTTACTACTTCTAAATCATTATCAATTGTATTTTTACGATCAATATACACGGAATGCATATGAGCAAATACATTTTGTATTTCTAGATCTGGGCGTAGTAATTGTTTTTTAGTTTCATTACCCATCATTACGCGATAATCAACAATTTTATTTTGATCATCTCGAAGAGGACGAAGTTTTATTTTTTTATTTTCAATTAATACTTTACCTTCTGCTAATTGTGTTTGATGAAATGCTGCAACTTTTCTTTCTATTTTAAAAAAGTCAGGATTACCGTTGCTGTCCTGAAAACCCTTATGCTTAGCTAAGATTTCAGTTAGCGTGGTACCCATATTTCTCTGATTTGTAGTTGATACGACACCAGACGCATCAGGAACTTCAGGAGTGGTCCGGGTAATATATAAAGTATCATGAGCCTGAGGAATACCTAAAATCTCTCCCAATGAATAAGCTTCAGTGTACCCTTCCTTACTCATTTGTTTTTCTTGTGTAGAGAAACCTGTTCTCATACTAGTAAAATTATCTACTCGTTCGATAATATATCCTTTAACCATTTGTGTAGGATTGCTCTTAAACAAATGTTCTAACGAATTGCGCTTAAATAGAAGATGGCTATCTATCATATCTACAATGCCATTATCTTTAGAATTTGCTTCCATTTCGTTATTGGCTAAAGTTTTTACTTGTTCCAGTTTTCGAGGATCAGCATAATTTAATGCAGCTAACGAAGCATACGCATCTAATAATTGTACTTGCTCAGCAGTAGGATTATCAAGTTCACCAATAGCAAGACTATAAGCATTTTGGTATGCGCCATGTAATTTAGTATTGCCTGTGCTGATGTGATACCCAAGTTCATCAGCGTATTTGATTGCTCTATGTGAACGTGCAATATTCAATTTAGTTAAGATAGCTGCCTGTTCTTTTAATATTGCTTGCCTACTTATTCTATCAGCGCCAATTAAACGTACAATGGCTCGAGAAGATAACCCTATAAGTTTTAAACTAGAAATATCTGCTCTAAGCAATACGTCAGTTAAAGCTTCTCTCATATCTACTGTCATACCATGCGGATCACTTGGTTTTACTGTTTTCCAAATACCATTAAACCAGTTAGTAGTAAATCTCTCTGCTTCTTGTCGAGCTTTAGAAATATTAACTTTAGCATGTAATAATCTATCAATCATTATTTTAGATAGAGAACCTCTACCTACTTCATTAGCTATAGATCTTAATGTTTTATTAAGAGTCAGAAACATATGTTGTCTTGCGTTATGAGCACTGGCAGAATCACTCATAGTGAGAGCACCTACACTGGCAAGATCGCTTACTACTTGTTTAAATATTCCCACAGACTCTAATTGAATTAATTTAAGTCCCTGTTCTTCAGCATAATTTCTAATTTTCTGATCAGTATCAGAGAGATGAGTGTATATTTTAGTAATCTCTTTTCGAAGAATGCTTTCATGTTTACTCTGAATAGCTATTAACTGTTCAGTTACTGCTATCATTTCTTCAAAAGAATTGGCTCGTCCTTGTCTCTTATGAAATTTACGATTAATAAGTGCTTTAAACTCATCAACAATAAGATCAACCAAATGCAATAATTTACCTAATAGCCCTTTATTTCGTACCGGTAATTTAATATTAGTACCAGATAGATATTTAATAAGAGATTTATTAGTTACAGCGTAAGCTAAAAATTCATGTAATCTATTTGCTTCTTTTGTAGGATTATCGAAAAGATAATTATACTGTCGCTTGGCTGCAATAACATCCTCTGCAGAAGGATTTGTAATGCCTTCCAGGAAGATTAAATGTCCTTTACTGACAGGACCTATTTCATGTAAAGTCTGGTTATATAGCTGTTCAACTCGTCTAGCAAGCAAAGGCTCGCTAGCTAATGCAGCAGCTACCATTGCATGCACCATTTCATGTGTATACACTTCCTGAGGTGACTGTCCATTAGCAGATACTGGAGGCTGCCGGCTAAGTGAGAGCCTTACAGCATCACGAGCTAAGTCGTAATTACCCTGGGTAATTCCATCAATTTCTTCGACAGTTAAATTAATCTGGGTAGTTGCATCCATGCCTTTAGCTAGCATATTCATTATTCTATTTAATACTAGCGTATGGGCATTCATATCCTCTGTGGAGGCATAATAATTAGCAGAGAATTCAGCAAATGTATCGAATAAAGAAATAAGATTACTGCCATTAACGTCTTTATTCATAATCGTAACTTCATTGTCTCTTTTCAGATTATCTAATGAAGCAAATTGATTTAAGCTATCTGGATCCGTAGTTGAATGTTCTTTTAGAAATTCTCTTTTTGCGGTATCAACGTCATCTGCCATAAGAGCATTTCGGGCAAATCTCCAAATTGGAGTAACTCTATCTATATCTTTTCTAGTTTTTATGCCAGCAGTATCTATATTTGCTTCAGCTAATAGCGCTGAAAAATCATATGCCCATTCATAAGCTTTTTGTGCAGTTAAGTTTCTAACTACTACTACCCCGCTAGGTATATGAGTAACTTGAGATGTCTTTCCTTTTCCAAAAATATCTTTATTTTTACCAGAATCAGGCTGTCCTTTATGTACGGCAAAATTTCCTAAAATAATAGCAGGAACATCTTTACCGCCATGAAGAACAGAAGGAATTGTATCGGAATCTGTAGGCGTCACTATAATATCAATCGTCTCTGTCATCTTAGGACGCTTAGCTCGCTTAACGCTTATAACTACTTTCTTTTCGAGCTCTGTTTCTAAAGTAACTTTCTTCTTCTTTACTTTAGGTTTAGTATTCTTTTTAGCTTTTTTACTTTCTTTCCGAGCTAAGAATAGCTGATGATTAAATACTTTCCCGCCTGCTTTAGAAACTTCTTTCTGTCTTTCAGCTCTACCTTCGGTAACAATTGCTAGAGCTTCAGCAATATTTGCCCGAAATGCATTAAGGTCCTGAATATCTTCAGTCTTTCTAGCAAATTGATTTTGATGTCCTTCAGTTATTAACCATGTATTCAGTGCCTGCATTAAAGCTCGATTACCATTAGCTTTATCTTTAGCTTCAGTAATTTTAATTACTGTGTCTACTTGATCGCTAATAGTTTGCAGGATGCTATGATTTTTATGGAGCTCATTAAATACATTTCCGTACTCATTGGACACATCTTCTAATATTGAAGGATTAGCCATAATTGCGTCATGTAGAGCTAGGGCATTTGGAAACTTGGCTAATACTTTAGTTAATATGGCTGAGTCCATATTAATGATTAATCTAATAAGTGCACTTACTCCAGGAGATACAAATACACTTTGTCGTGGAGACCCACCGACATCAGAAGGAGTACCTTTTTCATTTGTGAAAGCAAACTTACTTACTTCCTCATTACTAATAGCCTGTGATAGTGCCCGTTTAGTTAAGTCAACAAATGCTCGCTCTTCTTTTGTCATGAGCGGGCCTTTGTATTGCGGGAATACATCTAATAACTGTTCTTCAATAAGAGCGTCTATCTCTTTTTTAGATAATGAAGATCTCTTACCTAATTTCTCTGCATAAGCTTTCTCGAAATGCACCATAAAGGCTGCATGTAGGATCTCCCCAGATTGAATTACAGCGTCTCTAGCCTGTTGGGTACCTCCAAGCATGCCGGTTAATCCATGATGGAATCTAGGAGCCAGGACCTCTCCTACGTTAGTTATTAGAAAGCTGTCATTGAGATATTTAGTTTGGGAAGTACCTTTTACTATACTCCGGACAAAATCATCTCTACTTTGGAATCGATCTGTTTTACCTTTATTAAATTTAAAAGCGCCAATAGTCTCTAAATGATCTGCAAGTTTTCTAATTTTTTTTATTTCAGCTACCAATAGAGGAGCCTTTTGTGCTTCAGTCAATGTCTTGTCTTCTACAAGATCCTGATACTTGATATTCAAAGCACTTAATTGCTGGTATATCTCTCCTACTATCAGTTTGGCAACACCTTCAGAGATGCTCTTAATGCCTCCTCCGTACATGAATATGAGAAACGGATACTTGACCAAGTCCCTAGAGTTTTCATCCCTTAATTGCTTATATATAGCTTTTAGAGCAGTATCTTTATTCTTATAAGCATCTTCATTAAAAAACTGATTTCTCTTTCTAGCGTATTCTGCAGCAATATCTGCATCTTCTCCTTCGATTACTTTTTCTACGAGAGTATGATAGATATCAAGAGCATCAGTATTGTGATGAATCTCATCTCCTTCTTTGCCTTTATATATCCCTACCTGATTTTGTACCTGTTCATTGAATTCTTCGCCGTATAGATTAGGAAATTGTCCTACGTTCTGAGCAAATCCATTAGAGATGCCATCAATTTCAAGCAGAGTATCTGAGCTAAAAGACTCACTTACTTCAGTAGGAGGTTTCCCATCAGGCATATAATTAGTTAATGCCACCAGCGCAGCAAATATAGAAATATCTCCGCCAAACTTATTCTGAATTTTAGGCAGTAATGTTTTTAATTTTTTGTCTTTCTTAGGATTCTTTCCTAAGTTAGCTAAAATAATTACTGCCCTCTGTACATGCGGGTCATTTACTATGGTATCGAATTCAGCTTCAGAGGCAGCTAAATTTTGTTTATCTATTTTAACTCCAAGATGAGAAGCGACAGATTGCTTAAATAGATGAATATTATCTTTTGTGTAAACAGTAACTTTGTCATCTGATCTAAGTAATTGTCTAGTTACTTTGCTTTGTTGCGGGTTAATATTACCGTCCATCAAAATACGAAGCTGATTTTGTAAACGATAAGTAAAAAAGAATTTCTCTAATTTATTATTTTCTGGCTTATTAGCTTCGAGTACTTCATCCAAAGCAATTGTCTTATTAGCATTTGATGCGGAATCAGATAATTTAACGGCTTCGTGAGCACGTTTATGTATTTTAACTACGCCGGCCAAGGTGTCAATGACAGCACGTAAACCTGGGATCTCTGCAACAAGAGACAACATGTCCATAGCTTGTGCTTTAGTCCAGGCATTATTATGCATCCCTGTAAGTGTTTCTGTAACTTCTTCCGGTACTTTACCGTTTGAATTCCTAACCTCGGTAACAATATTTTTGCTAGGTTTTTGTAAAGGAAATTTATTATGGGACTGAATACCAAATGCCTCTTCAGTTTCCTTTAAGGCAGCTGCTTCTTTATCTGAAAATTCAAATGGAGTTTCTTTATGCTCTTTTGTTCCGTCTTCGCTTATTGTAGTGACTCTAGGTGTATGAATCTGAATGTGTTTATATTCTGTGGCGTCTCTGAGCCCTACAGTCTTTGATCGGTAATTCAGTTCAGCACGAAGTATAGCCATGTCTGCCATTATTGCTTTAAGGGCAGTTTTATCTTTTGATAATTTATTACGTAATTGCTGCATTACTGCTTGTAGCGAAGCAACCGTGGGATACGTTGTTTGGCTATGATATTTTAAATTCTTAGGTTTTGTAACATCCTTATTTAATTCATCTGCTATTTCTTGAGTTATCTTGCTATTGAATTTACGATCTGCATTATAAGGAACTTGTTTAAAATTCCAGATATGGGACGCTACATGATAGCGAGAATCTGGTAATTTGGATCTTTCTTCAAAAGTTAATTTATTAAGTTTAGTGCTGGGACCGTGCTCTATTTGTATAGCTGCTAGTCCTAAAGCAATCTCTAAATGATCGAAGTAACCTGAGGTCTCTACATCGACCGAAGTTATCTTCAGTAAAGCAGCAATGCTTTTACCTGTAGATTCTGCCGTGTTGTTATACCCGGAGCCTACTTCATCAAGTTGCTCACTCTCTTCTCCGGTTAAATCAGTGTATGTATTATATAAAAATTCTGATTTAGCAAAGCCACTTCTAAACGCTATATTAGTAGGATTCCTACTAATCATCTGCATTGAGCCTATAGCCATTGCAAATATGATTTGTGGAGGTAATCCTTCTTCTCCTCGGTGGAGTAAAGATAGTGGCTTTCTAGCAGCAGGAATTCCGGTAGAGAAGGTTTCAGTAAGTTTAATGTCCTGATACTTTTTAGCGAACCTATTATATTCGATGGTCATCTGAACAGCTGCAGGTCTACTTAAGCCTAATGTGATTAAGGCTCTTTGTAGCATTGCGTCACTTTTAAAGACAACATCAGGAAGAGCAAATATGCCAGTAGCTTCTTTGCCTTTCTTATTTACACGCACCTGAACTAGTTCAGCGAACTTCTTACTTAAAATACCTAAGGCGCTATCTCCGCTATCTGCTTTTAGTTCTTCTAATGTTGGAGCTTTTTCGCCCTTCTTTTGAGCTGCACGTTTTCTACCCGGGAGGGCTTTAGTTTTATTCTCAGTTAATTGCTCATCGGTAATAACAATAGGCAATGTATCTTTAGTTACTTCAATAAAGTTCTTGGTATCACCGAGATCTTTAAGTGCATCTAATAACGCTGGGAAATCTTTTTTCCTATTCTTAATTACATCCAGATCAAATAAGCTGGCCAATTGATTTAGTATTAATCCAAATTGTTTTCTCTGCGGTCCAGTTAAATTAGCCTGCTCTTTTATTTTTAGTTTCCCATTTCTGGTAATGACTTCTGGGAATACCAGATACAGAGCTTGTTTGCTTAGCTCTTCAATAGGTATAAATCGATCGGTTACATCGGAAGGAGCTAGATCATCTATTTCTTCTATTTCCGCAGTCTGCTCCCTGTTAGCATCTGCCTCTAAAAACTCTTTAGGTGTTTGCTCTTCTGCACTCTCACCAGCAAATTCATTTTCGAAATCACCAAAGTTACCTTCGGCACCAAATATTGCATCAAGATCGACGTCTTCAAAACTTTCATTAGAAGGAATAATTACATCAGCAATTAGTATTAGGTCAGAGCTAGCTTCTAGTATCTGAGTTAATAAAGTATGCTGATGTTCTGGGATATTGAGAACAATACGTACGACACTAACAAACTGTGACCATAAAGATGAAGGCTTATTCTTCGGTGTTTCACCATATTCATACTGGGGAGGAAGTTTCTTTAGGATATTTTGATAAAGTTTATTCGTCAATCCATATGTAATAAATTCTTCTGGAGTTTGATTTACTAATTTTTCTAAAATATTAATTTCTTTTTTTGTTAATTTTCCGCCAAATGCCCGTTCAGGATCTCTACCACCATGTTCTATAGCATCAAATTCAACACGCAATAAACTATTTATTTTGTGTAACTCTTTAACAGCTGCTTTTTGTGCTTTAGTTATGGGGTTTGTAAAAGTATTCCGCACAGCTACATGAATAAGTTCATGTAATAATACTTCTTCTGTAGTAAGCACTTTATTATCTAAAGCATTAGCATAAATGACAATACCAATAAATTCTGTAACAGACGTACTTGTGCCAGTAGGTTCTATATCTCTTTGTACTTCCACTCCATCTACAGTAACTATAGTAGATCCAAGTGCACTATCAGGTCTTTTTTCGCTAAATCTAACTTCTAGTTTACCAACTGTACCTAATAGTTGTTTTGCTACCCCTTTAAATTCTGGATTAACTGCATTATCGATTAACCACTGTAAAGCTACGTCTGTAGTTTTAAATCCTTTTAGTAGCGTTTTAGTAAGTTTATTGGTTGAAGGAGCTTGTCTAGATGCTTGTAATCGCTCTAGGGCAGCAACTATTTTAACTGTATCTCCACCATCGGCAAAATCTTCAGTAATACCAAAATCATCATTTTCTTCTCGCTCTAAATCTTCTGCTGCTTGTTCTTCGGCAGTTAACGGGGTAGGCTTCGCTTCAGCTAAAGCTTCTGCTGCAAATACAGGATCATCCAGTAATCGTTGAATATCTTCTGGAGAATATCCATTCTCAGGATCTGCTAAAGCAAATGATTCATCTTTAGTAAATTCAAATGTTTTAGGAATTGTCTGTTTAGTAGAATCAACAACAGTTAATTCTGTAATTAGTGCACCCGTATTAGTTCCTTCAAGTTTTACATAAGTAAAACCGTCTGGAGTTAGCGGGTAAATCTTTAATACAGTAGTAGGTTCTTTAAATTGATCTACACCCCGTAAAGTCCATTGAACTTTATCTCCTACTTTAATTGGAGAATCTGATGGAACCTTTTTCTTTTTGGTTGGAGCTGCTTGGGGCTTTCCTCGTTCATTATTCCTGTTTTGTCCAGAACGTTTAGGAGGAACCGTAGTAGACGAAGTTTCTTTCCCAGATCCTGGAGCTTGTCCCGTAGTTCCTGTTTTTGATTTTTTAGCATTTTCTTCTTCCTTAAGATCTAATTCAGTTTCTACATCTTTATCAATTAAAGCAGTTAATGCATCATTCGCTTCTTTTAATTCAGCTGCTTTTGCAGTGTGTGCTTTTGTACCTGATTTAAGTTTAGCTAATTGTGCTTTTAATTGATCTGTCTTTACTACTATAAATCGTATACTTTCTGGAGAAGCTAACCCTTTTTCTTGACCTTCTTGTAAATACTCTAATTGTATTTTTGCTGCTTCAAGATTTAATTTAGCCTGAGCAATACGTTCAGCTGCTGTATGTTCGCTATTAGCTTTAATTGTTTCAGGGTTAGCTAATATTTTTTCTAATCTTTTAATTTGTTCTTGAAGTTTTTCTATGTCAAATATATCAAATGCTCGTTTAACTCCAGGTGAATTGGAATGAAAGACATCAGATTTAGTTGTTTTATCGCTGCCCTGTGTCGGCTCTGGCTGCGCCGACGCCTCCACCGGGTCAGCTTTGGGAGAGGTTTTGCCTTCTGGATTCTTTAACTTATTTATATCTTTTTGAGTAGCAGGGTCAGCTACTGTTTTAATATTGCCTTCTATAGACTTTGCTTTTGCTAATTGTGCAGCAGCATTAGCTTTATCTCTTTTGAGTTGCTGAGCATTTTTATGAAAAGAAGTAGTCTTATGCCCTTTTACTACTTGGGTTGTTAACTGTCCATAAGAGGCTTCTTTAGTAACTACAGTAATTAAGGTATTAGACTTTTTATGAATAATAGTAGTAAATGGTGCTTTCTTGTTTTTCTCAGTAACGTATTTATCATCTCCCTTAGGAATTTCATAACGTACAGCCCGTTCGCCTCGAGCCTTTTTATCACTCCGACTAACTACACGGATCGAACGTCCTTGGGGATCTGCAAGAGCTAGCTTATGTGCTTCAGCAAATTTATCTGCTTTATTTTGTAGATTATCTGCATGCACTTTCAATCGTTGCTCAAGGACTGTAATCTTTTGCTGAGCTAATTGGTAATGCATGTCGCTATTAATAATATCTAATATCTCGTCTTGATAGCTCTTTATGCCTCTCCATCTCTGAGATGTGCCCTCTTCTACTTCGTCATGAACTTCTGCCATGGTTTTATCAACAGACTTTGTATCTAACTGCTCTTCTATTTTGAGAGCATCTAATTGAGCTTGTAGAAGTACCCTATCATGATCATTTTTAGCAGTATCAATAGCTGTTTGAATTTCAGCAATAGTTGGGCCTATGCTGCCAAAGAAACTTACTTTATCTACAACATCTAATACTGTTCCAACTTTATCTGTTAATTTTTTAATTAGTTTATTATTGCTAATAACCAATGCTGCTTTTTGAGAAGCAGACAATACGCGTTTACTTACTTTAGTTAAACTCTCTATAGTTTTTTGAGTAGTAGATTTATTAGCGTCTTTGATAATAGTGTTGAATTCATCATCTTCAATCTCAGTATTTTCTTTACTAGGTTTAATAGTTTCTTTAGCGTCTTTTAAATCCTTTGTTATGGTCTTGTCAGAAAAGTCACCTTTCTCAAGAAGACCTTCTAAAAAAACTTTGGTATCTTCTAATTCCTTAATATGATCTACAGTTTCGTCACCAGAAAGAGGAGTATCTAGTTTTTCTGTTACTTCTTTTTTATGAGCTTCTAATGCAGCAATTTCTTTTCGAAGTTGTTTTCTAGTTTCAACATTAGCTTCCTCATTACTGCTTAATGGATTGGCTTCTTTATATGCCATGTACATTCCATTAAATATTGCGTTTTCAGTATCAGCCTTTTCTTTATCAAAATTTCCATCAATATCAATATTTGCTGCCGCAAGAGTTACTTCTATCTCTGCTAATTTTTTAATGTATTTGTCGCCTTCTTCTGTATTACCAAATTTTATAGTTTCTTGTCCTGCTAAAATTGCCTTAATACCTGCAATCTCTTTCTCTATTGATTCTTTAATTTTGGTTTTACTGGAAGGACTGATAGCAGCATCAGCTAATCTTTCGGTTAGTTTAATACTTGCATGTACACCGGTGAGACCAGCAACGATAGTGGCAACTCCTCCAGGAGTACCAGCAGCTTCTGCCAGAGCATCGTATGTGATAGCTGCAGTATCTGTGATCTCACCTTCAGCAGCTAATTGTTCGGTAGCAGAGGTAATACCTCCAGATAATCCTTCACCGGCAAGTCCTCTTGCTGGTCGAAGTACAGTTAAGCTAAGAATACTGGGTGGGGTGACTTCTTTGACAGTCTTCTGAACTTGCTTAATCCAAGCCAGTCGACCCGGGATAGCTTTAACAGCTGCCATATCACCGTATTTCTCAGCAACAGTACCAACAGCTGACCATAATTTAATACGAGTAGCTTCTTTCTCAGTAGGCCTGCGACCGTTCTTTTCGGTGAATTCTTCAATGGCCTGATTACCCTTACCAATAGCTAAAGAGGTAAGAATAGCTGTCTGGGCTACAGGTCCTCCTATGGTGAATGCCACCATGTAGGGAACACTGTCTATGCCCTGTGAGATAAGAGTACCTAGATCGTTAAATAAAGCATTCTTAGTAGCTTCCCAATTACCACTATTTTTAGCAATCGTGGTGAAAGCTGTATGGGCAGCTACTTGTTCTTTACGATTAACTGGAACTTTAGTTTTAAGGTTCGCAGAGAAGTCTTTAATTGCTTTAAGATTTTCAGGATCTGTAGTAAACGCTGAGGCAGCTTGTGCTCCCAGATCGATAGTGGTCTGAACAATAGCATTTGCTTTGGTACCTAAGAAATCTGTAGGGGCTCCTGCTTTTACAGCTCTGGCATTTTCTTGATTATATCCAGCAAATTCTCGGGCATTTAATTCAGTTAACCCGGGAATGAATACACCTTCAGCAGTGGTTACTGAATAGGTGCCGTCTTCATGTAAAGATATAGGCCCTTCTTGAGATACAATTGGGGAATTGGCTTTAAGACTGGTAGCCTCTTCACCAACTTCTTTAAATATCTCTGTACTACCAGGAGTAACTTCTCTGAATAGATCAGTATCGACATCTTGCGCAGTTTGTCTGAACAAATCTGCATCAGCAAGCTGAGAAGATGGTAAAAAGGAATTTTTAGCATCAGCAACAAGCGTAGCTGTTTCAGCTTTTTTTGATAATACTTGATCTCGAACAGCTAAAAGACGTTCATCAAAATTCATTATTTCCCAAATCCAAAGAATTTTTTAACATCATTAACTCGGTTATATCGTTTTAATTGTATAGCGTCCTTAGGATCATTAGGATCTAGAGCAGCAATTGCTGCTTCTAATTTAGCTACTGCTTCTGGATCAGGACTTAATGCATTTTTAAGATTTTGTTCATATTTTTTTAAATTAGCTTTCTTTTTAGCTCTGTATTCTTCTTTTGTTAATCCCTTCGGAGTTACTTTTTCAGCACTTTTCTCTAGCTGACTTTTCTTCTTATTAGCTTCAGCAGTTGCAGCATCTATTGCAGCAATTGCATCTCCTAAATCTGTCTTTTTACCAAAACTTCTTTGTATAACTTGAAATAATGCAGGAATTTCTCGATCAGAAATATCTGTTTCTTTATCGTCAGCTAATGAAAAATCATTATGATTATAAGGAATATAATCCTGATTAAAATTAGCTTTTGCATACAAATCTAATACACCTAAATTTAATTGTTCTTGTCCTTCAAGTGATAATCCAGGTAGTGCCTTGCGTAGTTTTATAAACGTATTAGAAATGCTGTTTCGCAATGCTCGAATATTTTCTTTATCCCAATCAACATCTTTCAACCGAGTCTGTACACGATCATAAATACTGGCTTCAGGATCACGATTTAGTGTTTCAATATCTTCTTGGTTTAAATCATATTTCTTTGCAACTGTTTCTCTAGATCTGGCTTCTAATTTATTTTTAAGTTCAAGTGCTTGAGTAACTCGACGAAATTTTATTTTCGCAGGATTATTATCATTGATAGCTTTATCAGCAATTGTTTCTAATTGAGATTCAGTCATCCAATGAAATTTACTTGGTTGTCCTAAATTTCCAACAATTCCATCGCGCAATTGTTTATATAAGTCAAATGTGTATGCGTTTTCCTTAAGTGTAGAAGTAGATTCGCCAGTAAGACGCTCTAACCTAGCATCAATATCAGTAGAATATCGATCTACTAATCTATCTTCGATAGGTTTAAGTAATGCTTTGTTTTCTTCAGACATTCTTCCGTCAATAGCGCCCTGTCTTAAGACATCATATGCGGCAATATCGTTATCTAAATTACCACTAGGCTGAAAAGCAGCTATGCTATCTTGAACAGCTATTTTATCTGTTCGATCTTTACGCACATTTTCTTCTCTTGCCTGATCGTTTGCTAATTTGAGAGCTTTATAAGCAACGTTATTATCGTATTCATCGTTTATACGTTTAGTCTCTAAATTTTTTTGAGCGTTATCAATTTTGTCCTGCTCATCTTTAGTTTGAGCTCGCTTTCTTGCATCACTTAAAGCCTGAGATTCTTGTTCAAAGATACGTTGCTTATTTATAGCATCTTGCTTCAGAGCTTCGTGCTCTTCTCGTTTATATTTAAGGCCTCGTTTATCTGAGATTGATTGATATTTAGCAGATTTAGTTTTGTACTGTTCTCCTTCTACTTTGAGTGGATTTATTTTTTCAGCTAAATCTATATCTTGTAATTGACCAAACGTATCTAAACTGTTTTTGGTAATTTCTTGACCTTGTTTAATTAATGCTCCAGGACGGAGAGCTTCAAGATGTGCTGCTTCTTTTTTACTGGCATCTAATGACTGTATTGCTTGATCTAAAGAAACAGGATTGATTTCTTTGCTGTGCCGTAATGCTTCTTTAGTGGTATCGAGAGTTACTGCGTCTTGTAGGATATCTCGTTCGTCTGCTGTTACAGCTCGACCCTCAGCTGCTACTGCACGGCCTTCGGCCGATACTCTAAAATCTTGATTTTGAGCATCAACAAATCCTTTGCTAATATCATCGAGATCTAAAAACGATTGATCGCTATTAGCTAACAGAGCTTTCCGTGCTTCATCAGTTTTTAACTGAGCGGCTTGTACTTGGAATTTATCTGTAGCGTTAGTAACATAATCTTCTAATGCCTCTTCGCCGGTATTAACCATACCGCCAAGACTGGCAATAATATCTTTATTGGTATTGCGTATGTTATTTAAAATACCTGAACTATCAGCCGCTCTTATTTGGTGAGCTCTCTGGTAATCAATCACTTTAGCCATGATACGCCTCTACTTAAATGGTTTCATTGAGCACATACCCACCTGCTCGCTTACCAATAGATTTAAAGTTATTATCTGCAAGAATTTGATTATTGATCAATCGTTTCTGAACTCTTTGATCTTCTGCCCGGGCTGCTATATTAGAAGTATTTACAGCTCGATTATCTTCGAGCGCTTGTTTATTAAGAGCAAGCTGATCTTTTTGCAGAGATAGCCCATAGGCATCTTTAAGAAAATCTAACCCTTTTAGACCTAAACCAAGATTATCGAAATTAAAAAAGGAACTGTCATCACTAAGACCAGTAAAATTGCCCCTATTACTAAAATTACTATTAACTAGTTCGCCTTGCCCTTTTGGTCCGAATTGAAAATCATCACCAAGTTTAAATGACTTAAACTGATCAGTAACACTGCTTAGTTTAGGAGTATCACCTGGCACAGAATAGCCTTTAAGTCTTCTTATCTTTTCCTGCAAATCTGGACCAGTATTTGGTGTTTGAAAGGGCAAAGCAGACTGCCCAAGATCTCTATTATGCCCATTGTATGGAGCAATTATTCCATTTCGACTATTGTTATTTGGAAATTTGCTTTCGTATCCAGTATGTGGCATGTTCTTTCCTCAAAATTAAGTTAACGTATCTTACTGGTATTTAACATAATTGTCTATTTTTATATAGGCGCTATATTTGTTATCTGAGTTAACATTTTCTTATCATAATCATACATTAAAGGGTCAAGAGTATTATAACTCGTAGCCAGGTCAATATAAGCTTCCGAGCTCATATACCTTCCGCTATGTTGAAGTCTACTAGCAAATAGGTTTAATGATCCGGTTTGTTCTGGCCGTTTAATACGCTCATATCCTACAGCAATGCTTTCGTCTATTGCGGCTAGAGCATCTAATTGATCTCTAAACCACTTCTCATGCTCGTTTATCTCTTCTTCGAGCTTTTGATAATCTTCTTGGATTGCTACTTCCTGCACAGTATTATATGAATTTAAGACATCTAGAGCATATCCAGCAAAGTCAATATTGGTAAATTGTCCCTCTACACCACTGCCTTCAGCAAAATACCAAATGGCTGCTACAGACAATATTAGAGCTAATTCTTCATTTTCTTTAGCTACTTCTGTAATAATTAATTGAACAGCAAAATTGATTAATAATTTCTTCAGTAAAGGCACAATAGCTGCTTGAAGTACTTGAAGTAGCGTAACTTGGCCTGCAACCAGGGCACTGAATGTTCCTTGAATTCCTGCTATTAATTCTGGAGCTGCTGCCCAAGCAAAATAAATTATAACTATAATAATTATAAGCAGAACTAATGCCGTAAGAAAACTCATGCTAGCCGGCTGAATAACTTCATAATGAGCTATATAGATAGAAACATGAGCTCCATCTAAGAATACTTCGGTAACAGCAAAATTGGGCAGATCTTTAACAAAAGTATGGATCATTGGAGCCATTAAATCCAGCTCATCTCCCAGATTGAATTTAACGGTCCTGAACACGCCTGAGTCCCCATCAATTACTCTCATGGCAGCAATAGGTGCGACAACAGTATAGGCGTCTAATCCGTCCTCATCAGCGCAGTAATAGGTAATTGCTTGCCCTACGGTAGTTTCTTCAGCTGCTGAATTCACTAATCGTAATACTCCGGATCCGTTATTCTCGTATACCTGATCTGGAGTTAAAAATAATAAAGCACTGGTGGTATTATCTGGATCTTTTAATACAGGAGTAGGGTTATTATAGCTAAGCCTTTCAGTTACTTGTAGCCAATTAGTAGCTTCAGCAGATACAGTACCTGAATTAACTGTTCCGCTACCTGTTAAGAAATCTGCTACTTCAGTTAATGTACCTGCTTTAAAACCTACATTGTACGTAGTTTTAGCTGAAGAAATGTAGTAAGGGGAAACTAGGAGATTAGAGGCATTGAATTTCGATGCATCTGAATAATATACTGCGTATTCATCGCTACCCGGGGCAGCATCAATTGCTGCTAAAGTAGTGTGTTCGAACGTAATATAAGACCACTGGAAAACCAGTTTATTGTCATCTGTTTCCGTAATGATATTATTCTGAGGTTTATCGTCTCCAGGAGAAGCAGCATCATAATCAGCTTGAGTTGTACCCTGTGATGGAAACAAGTTCTCAAACATATTAAATAAATATGTTATGCCTACCTGAGAAGTATCTCTCAACCGGATTCCAAAATTAATATAAACGTTATCTATATCTCCAGGATCTGCATCCGGGTCATTTAAAACTTCATCAAGAATAGCTTCTGCATCTAAATTAACTAAGTCACATATATCATCGATCGCTGCTTCTTTGGATGCACCAAAAGTAGTGTAATTAGAATTGCTGATTCGAAGAGGAATAGCGGGTACTGTTTGTAGCGTATTGCCGGCAATATCGATAGGAGTCTCAACAGTATCTAAATCAACATATGTACCTTCACCTACTTGATATATAAATATGTATTGTCGAGTTGGGTCACTATTCTTGTAGTAAAGTACGATATAATGCAATTGAGTAGGAATAGCAGGTGCTGTATACCCAAGAGTAGCCGTATCCCCATCATCATTAAAAACATCAATCGTGTAATCATCAGGACCGGAGTTATAAGTAATCTCGCTAAAATCTACTTGCCACCGGGATTCTACAGTCATTTCGTCTTCAGTAGCTGCTTCATCTGCTGTAGTTAATGCAATTGTCTTAACAACTACTGTGGCTGCAGGCGTAATTGGAGAAGTACTAACAGGGGTTTCTGCATTGACTTGCATTGTATCTTCTGTGGCTACTTCATCTGTAATAGTTAGCGTATGTAAAAAAGTATTAGTAGTGGCTGCTGGGGTAGCAGGAGCAGTAAAATCTTCTGTAAATTCTAATCCTAATCTATTTTCTCCAACATCATAATCTTTATTTTCTTGAAGCCAATATTTAATCCAATCTATAAAAGTTAACGCATTTAATCGAATTGATTCTGCCGTGCAAGTAACCCCAGTAAGAGTTAGCAATGCCGCATTTACTTCATCATAATCTGGGATTAAGATAAAAGATTCTACTGTAGGAAATGATTCAAAATAATCTCCATCATCAATAAATGCCATGAAGTCACGAAAATCTCCTTTGAGACTTGTAAATGTCTGAGAGTAAACAATACCTGTAGAGAGATCTGTATTATTTAAAATACTGGAAAGAATTGCGCTTAATAGAGGATTTTGCCTATCAGTATCTTCGAAGAGTGGGATGTTACGTACTTCAAAATACTCCACGGTTTGGCCTTCTGGCTCCCAACCGAGGAGTATCATGATTAATTGAACAATTGCTTCTACTATTGCGACAACAGCATCAACAATGAATATTATAACCGCGACAACAATCGTAATAACGGCTGTAAAAATACTAGATATAAAGCCCATTACACAGCCTTATTAAGTTGGCTCAGCGTTAGATATTTGGGTGTTAATGTTACCGGCACCTACTTCGTTAATGGCATCTACACCAGTAGCTGCTACGCCGGATGTAGAGATATTAATAGCCCAGGCATCCAGGATAGTTTTAAGATATTTCTGATCAGCATTCCAAAGAAAGCCTTTAGCTTGCTCAACCGATAATAGAGCAGCGGCTCCTTGAATACTGCCAGCAGTTGGAGCAACTAACGTTGTTTGACCAGTCTGAGCAAACTCAGTTACTTCTTTTTGAAATAACAAAGTTTCTTCAGCATTGCCTTTTTGAACTCCGATTGTATATGCAACAGCTTGAGCTAATACAGCAGCTACTGCTTCTGCATATATTTGTCCAAAATCAGTATTAGTAATACGATTTAACTGAAACTGCGCATCAAAATGCGCATTAACAGTTTCCATCATATCGTCAAATACACCGTCACCGGTTACGACAAATGCAGCACTGGTAGCTATATTATCAGTTAAGTCTGTAATAGTTAATGCTGCCATTTAACCAAGCCCTCCAACAGCTCGCTGAGATGCAGCAAGAGCCTGCATTTCTTCGTTCGTAAGCGGGTCCAATACTTGAACATTAAATTTCTTGGTTATATATGCCTGTGAAGTTTTATTACCATCTGGCAATTTAACAGTTTTAAATTTCTGCATTTCAGCATTTTCAATAGTATCTAAAATAATTTGGGGAACATGCCAACCTGATTCTTTATTAAAAGGCACGAATTTCTTAATCATACGACCGTTATTTACTTTAGAACTACCCACTGTAAAAATAAGCCCGGGATACGAAGACATATTGGGATCATTAGGAGTAACTATAACTCGTGTGAGTTTCATTGCTCGCTGTTCCCGAGTCAGTGTTTCATGTTCTTTTTTGGCTGCTAATGCAGCTGCAGTAGGCTTTACAAATTTTTCTGGTACCGGTTTAGGAATACTTGAAGGCGCTTTAGGCGCAGATTCTGTAGGTGCCGGAGCCTGGTAATTGCCAGTACGGACTGCAATAAGAGTCGATATAAGCTTTTCTATGCCTGTTTTGTGATGCAACGTAACTTTATTTTGTGCAAGTTCTTTACGTATTTCTCCAGCATCCATATCTTTAACAGCTATTTGTTTCATTTCGCCACCTGTTTTTCCAGTTGTATCATTCATGCTTTATTTTCCTTATGAAAAGTATTCCCCGGGAGCTTGGAAGGCTCCCGAGGAAACAATTTATATTATTTATACTGCAGTTAGGGCAGTCCAAATAATACCAAGACGTTCAGGGCGCAAGGCCATGAAACCATAATACCATTTGATAGAGTAGAACCCTACTTCACCATATGGGTCAGTCAGCGCAGCAATATCTTTGCCAGGCGGTTTGTGATTAATAACAAACTTAACAGATTTACCATCAGTCTGAAAACCGATAGTCGTGAAGGCACCATCACCAACAACCAGCATTGGATAGATGTCTGCATCTGTCAAAGCACCCGTACCGCCAACATCAGCAGAAGCTGCTCCACCATACTCGGCAAACTGCATTTCCGGAACTACGATCAGACGGAACTGATCAACAGTACCGATCTCACCATTTAGAATATTACCGGCCGAAGCATACTTCTCAACAGAGACGAATGCAGGGTTACTATGTAGATCAACCATAGCTTTAATAACCGGGATCAATTCAGAACCGATATACATAACACGACCACCATTAATGGTTTTCGTATCGATCAAACGGGAACCGCTGATAATCTTCGTCTGTTTTGGGGTCTTATTGTTATCCAAAGCAATAGAAAGATTCATCAGATCGGTATATGTAACAACTTCGTCAACTGTGACCTTGGTTGTTCCTCCCATGTAATAGGCAGTACCGTTTGCTGTAGCATTGGTAATAAGATCTGCCTGAAGCTCGGCTTCAGTCAGCTCATTGGCACCAACAAGAGCTTCCTCAGTAATATGAGACAGCAATTCTGCATCAGAATCGAAGTCCATTGATTCCTGAGTATACTCAGTGAAGAAACCACGTTTATACAGATCACCAGTAATTTGCGTACGTGTGAAACCAACACGGTTAACTCGTCCGCCATTCTCAGTTAATGCTGGAATTTTAGAAGTAATCGTACCGGTATCTTTAGAAGAACCGTACAAGTTCTGGTCATTGATAGCGAATGTACCGCCAGCTCCAGCAGCAGCCAAAGCAGCTGCTTCAGAAGCATCTGAAACACCGGTAACTACGCCAGAAGAATCCCATGAAGACCATTCTCCATCAGCAAGAATAACAACACCGTCAGCGTTGATACCCTGGTCGCCGGTATTCAGTACATCAAGCAGAGGAACATAAACATCCTGCTTGATTTTCTTACCCATGTGCTTCGGCATTGCTCGTACGTCAGCCAGGGGCATAAACCACTGCTTATCGCGAACCGCAATAAGCGCTTTTTTATAGTAATAATCAGTACGGGCCTGTAAGCCTATATCTGATGCAGTCCCCGCATCGGTTGCGGTGGGACTGTTATATGCATTTTCGTTAGCCATGATAATTCTCTCGAGTTATAAAATTATCCGGGAGCATTTTGTTTTAAAAAATCTTCATCCGATAAGTTTAAAAAATTCTTAACGGCTGCTTCTTTCTTTGAAGTACTTTGCTTACCCAGCGCCGCAGCTTTACGTTTTTTATCACGTTCAGCATTAGCTTGTGATTTGTCTTCAGATTCGCTCGATACCTTTTCAGATGACGATTTATCATCATCGGTGTGCTTAAGAATACCTTTTTTATGCATATCTTCAAGAATCTGACCATATGCATCAGCATCAGAAACACCTCTTAATTTACCAAGTGCTTTATCTTGCTGCATTACTGAATTAACTTTATCAAAGACTCCATTACCCATATGCTGATTGATAATAGTAATAAAGTTTGGGTTATCTGAAATAACATTTTTGCTTTTCTGATCCCATTCTTTAGTTAAAACATCAATCGTTCTACTAAAAGTTTCAGTATCTTTGATCTCTTCCAGTACTTGATCTAAATTGTATTCTTTGTCACTAACCGAATAATCTTTCGGCTTATACTCCGATTGGTCATCCGTATTGATATCTAAAGGGTCTATTCCACTTTCTTCAATAAGCTTGGCAATTGCTTTAGGGTCTTTTTTATGAATATCGATTAATTGATGAAGTTTAGCCTCATCAAGTAAATCGTTATTCTCAAGCATCTTAATTGTCTTAAGATGTGGCTTCAGTGAAGCCATCTTCTTCTGATAATTAGCGCCCATTTGCATGAGACGCTGAATATCTTCAGGATTCTTAACCTGCATTTTAGTGCCATTGGCTTTGAAAGGACTAGTTACCTTTTCAAATGCACTTTTGTAATCAAACTCTTTTGTATCCTGGGTATCCCCTTTCGTGTCAGTTGAGTCTTTCTTACCAGTATCGAGAGATTCTGAATCATCACTATCCTCAGAAGTTTCATCCGTCTGTTGAGTATCCTCATTAGTGTCGGCTACTTCTTCCTTGTCGGCGGTAGTTTCAGTGTGCTCCTGTGCTTCACTATCCTCTTTATCAGAGGATGCTTCTTTATCGTCCTCATCGGTTTGATCCGATGATTCAATTTCTTTATCTTCAGGTTTTTCATCTGTTTTCGGAATAACAGGATCAGACAAAAACTCACTATGATCTTGTTTTAAAAACTCTTCGTCAGATATTCCTAGAGAAGTTCCTGGAGTTTCTGTAGCTTCAGCCATGGTTTTCAATCTCCTCAGCTAACATCTCTTCACGAGTTTCTTCGTCTTGTTTAAGAGACTGATCCATTTGAGCACCGCGAATCATAATAGCGCTAAGAAAATTACGTAATGAACCAACCCCATACATCATATTTTCAATATTTCGCATTTGTTGATCATTAAGATCAGAACTTTTAGCCATTGTTAATCTAGCAGCTTCTTTTTGAAAATACTCTTCTTCAATAATTACTTTAAAATGTTCGTTATCAAGTAATTTAACACATTGATCTCGTAATGCTTGTGCTTTTTCGGCTGTCTCGATATCAACTTCAATTTGTTCAATGGGCTGCATAGTATTTTCCTTATGGTTAAATTAACTAGTTATTAAACCTCTATCCTTTATTTAACGCACTGAATGCTTCTTTGTCAAGAGCAGATAATCTATCATGCTCTTTACCTTCCATATCTTGAGCATGTTTTGTTTCAGCAGCATCCTGATCTCGAAGGTTAGCTACTCCAGATTCTTTCTCAACAAAATCAAGATCTTTGTTATCAGAATCGCTATGCATCTGCCGTGCTTTAGCTTCTTCAGTTGCAGTTTTAGCTGTCTTGAGACCCACATCTACTTCATTCTCGCGTCCTTTAGCGATCTCATTGCTTATTTGAGCTCGTAGTAATTCTACTTCTAATTGAGCTTTTTCCTGGGCTATAGGATCTGGTTGAGGCTGGTATTCCTGAACTTGTTTAGCTAACTCAGGCATTTTACGCAATTTAGCAATATCTGACAAAATCATCTGAGTCATTTCAATAGGCATATTATTGCCTACAGTTTGTAACATAAATGCTAATTCGCTGGCTTTTTGTTCATCTGCTTCAGCTGTTGAAATATTAAGCTTAATATCGTATTTACCGCCTAAATCATTACGATCGATCTCTACTAATTGTTCGTTGGTAATACGAATGATTTCTTCGTCTTCCAACCATTCTGAATTCATAGAGATGATTTTACGGCCAATTCGAGTCATTCCATTGGACAGCCGGCGTAAGATACCTAATTCCCGCTTGGAAGTAGCATCTAAGGCTGATCTAATACCAGTTGCTGTAACTCCCAGGGCCTGGCCAGAAATACCTTGTGTGAAGGCCTTAACGCCTGTTAAAGCCTCTGCATCGTTATTCTGCATCTGGATTACTTCTATGGCAGAACGAGGAATTTCCGGGTATGTCTCCATGTAAAATGCCACTTTAGGATCCACATTTGCATTAAATTTAAAATCTTCACCCCGCTCAAATTTCCTTGCATTGGTAACATCCAGCGCATCCTTTCGGATGCCCTGTTGCCCACTCGCACTACGCCCAATGATATCAATGATTCCTCGCGTTACTGCTCCTACGATCTTCTGGTTATCTTCAATAAGAGCTGAATCAGGTTCACCATAGACATTTCGACGTCGGGGCAAATACTGAACTAATACAAAGGGTAATTTCTTATCCGGAAAGGGGTTCTCTTCTAATCGAATAAAAGTCTTCCCTACCCAGGTGGCGACAAATGGCTTAACCTCTCCGGTATCGTCAATATCCCAGAATCCCCAGTATTCCCGAGCAACTACCTTCCTACGAGCTTTATCTTTAAAAGTAAACGAAGTATCGTCAGTTTTAACTTTATGATCAGCTTCAGCTAATACCGAAGCATTCTCGAAATTAACTTGATCTAAATTCTTATACCGACCGTCTTTCTTAAGTTCGGATAATGAGGTTTCAAAGCTGTAAATAGCAAAGCTGGCTTTATCTATGTCGCCTTCGCAGGTGGGATCTAATACTAAATTATTATAATCGCAGACTGTTAATACAGGTTGGTTTTTAATAGTTATTTCTTGTTCTGATTCTGTTTGGCCAGTTTTAACCCTTTCTAATAGCGGCGCACCAGACGGATCCAAGGCAGGTTGTCCTGTTTGAGGGTCCTGCATTAATCGATCTTCGAATACGTCTTCGTAAACCGTACGTATGCCCTTTTCGAATTCCCAACCAACACGCACTATTACAGTACCTTCATCTACTGCAGTCCTAATATAATTATCTATAAAGCCAATCTTATCCATACGGCAATTGAGCTGATAATTCAATACCATGCCGTTTTGTTCGGCTTTCTCTTTATCTTCAAAGGTAGCAGGGGAAGTGTTAAATACGTCGTCGGTAGACAAGAAGGGTTCTGATAATGCTGCGTAACGCCATTCAGCTTGCTTACGCGCTAGCTTAGGTACTAATTTAGATCGACCTCGCTTAGCGTTAATAGTTTGTTTGCCTTCAAGTACTCTTATCCAATTATCTACTTCCAGAGTATGAATACTATGAGCAGTTTGAGCGGATTCCAAATCTGCTTTAAGATCTGCAAGACTAGGTGGATTTTCCCAATCCACTAGAGTACTCGCATCTGTATCTATTAAATCTATTTCAAATCCAACATCTTCGTCACTCATGGATTTATACTCTCTTTAATGGATTTTTTAGGGTTTGTCATATGTACTATATCGCGCCTCTTCTTAGCTCGCTTCGCTTGCATGTCATAACTACTGTATTGTTCTTTAAGATAATTATCAACTTTATATATCTTAAGCCCATTGATTGTATCATGATAATCTAAATAATTACTAAACATTGAGTTCTGTGTTCCTAAAAGAATAGAGCAATAGATATCGTCTGCCTGAACCACCGAAGATACGAAGTATTTCCAAATCTTAGCAAAATTCATTTTAGAAGCTAGATCCGGAGCAATGAATATGCCGGCTATCATGTAACCGTGCAATTCCCGGGAAAACCTATAAAACAGTGCAGATTCGCCTTCTTGGATTAAATTAACGTGAGAAAACATCATGATTCAATTTTCACCACTGCAGATGAAAATACATTACCCATGCCGGCGCCTAAACTTAAAAACGTGCCAGATTCTTCCTGGATAGCTAATGCAGTTTCAACAGCTGTAGATGCCCCCATAGTGTGACCGATACGTAGTTTATAATTCACTGTCTTAATATCCCCAAATAATTCTTTAATAAGGATTTCCTCTATTTTGTTATCCTCGGAGAAAGTACTGTGAGTTTTAACAAAATCAATCTTATCAGTATACACCCTATCTATCACTTTACGGTATCCGGATCCAGAAGCTGATATACCTAAAGGCGTATTATGCGATTCGGCACCAATATACATATCCTCAATCCGGGCAATAACTTTATGTTCGTTATTCCAGGCAGAATACCCAGTCTCAAATACCGATATATTACAGGCCTGGCCGCACCTAAACTTAGTAATAGCTGGGTTATTCTCTTCGTCGACTAGTTTAGATAACCCAAATTCTCCAAATATCGACAAATAGTCTTCTGAAATACCGTCATCCACGCTGATAATAACAACTGTATCTAAAGCCCCTACTTTCATGAGGTTACGGGCTGTGTACCAAGCGGAATGTCCACTGATGCAGCTTGTGGCGTCGGTAGAGATATATTCAAATTCTCCGATCTTATTAGCTATTGAGCCGGCGTAGATCTGCGTTTCAGCCATTACCGGTATTTTATAGGTAGGATATTGATCTGACCATTTAACGCTAGTTAAATGCCCCATCCAATGCGTACCCCCGGCAGCCAATATAAGGCCTACTTTATTGAATTCTGACTCCGTGCACTTGCGTAAAAATTCAAAAGTTCCTGGAGTAGCTCCATGTTTACCTTGTAATACGTAGTTAACCAGTTCTTCGCACGCTGTTTTAATTCCCTTTTTAACCAGGGGTCCTCCACCGTTATTAACGACATGTACGTATTGGGGATACGTAACGTAATCCAATAAAGAAATATTTTCAGAATATACAGAATTAGTGTGGGTTAAAAGCATCGTTTGCTGTACTCTACGGCTTCTTTATAAGTATATGTATGAGTAGCGTTCTTCATCACAAAATCTTTTAAATCTCGGCCGGTATTTTTTCCGGACACCATGTAGTCATTAACCATGTCTTCAGGGATCCCAAATAGTTCAGAGATCCAGATAAAGAAAACTACAGCACTCAAGCTATCTAATTTTTCGATAGTAATTTCTTCATCCATTGTCTCAATCGGAACAAAATCTTCACCCATAGGGGCATCCAATTTGAATAAATGGTTGATGATGCATAAGAATTGCTCATCTGTAAAATCAAACGACGAAGTACTAAAATCTTCTTCTTTAAATGTTTCACTCATTTATATACCTTATGAAATAAAATATTGATTTATATATAACAAATTAATTTAGCTAATACAAACGTATCATAATAATCCTAGGAGGTTACATGAAAAAAGAAACAAACCCCAAAGATGGAATAGCTGTTAAGAAACCCAGGCTTTATACAAATGTACCTGGTAACGTACTTCGTGAAGTAAGTGTAGGCATGATGGAAGGTTCGATGAAGTACGGCCGGCATAATTATAGAGTTGCCGGTGTTCGAGCCGGTATTTATATCGACGCTACTATAGGGCATATATTAGATTACTGGGAAGGTCAAGATATCGACCCTGACAGTGGCCTCCACCACATAACCAAGGCTATTGCTTCTTTGATAGTACTGCGCGATGCCCAAATGCGGGGTTTATGTAATGACGACCGTCCACCAGTTTCAATGGTAGAAACTGATAAGGCAGACATGCAGCAAATTGTAAATAAACTTTTTGAGAAATATCCAGACCCGGTGCCGCCATATCTTAAAGGGGATACAGAACTTCATAAAGTTAAACCATAACCAAAACTTAATGCTGTAATTCATTAAGAGTTACGATCGCAGCATTCTTATATAAATAATAAACATTAGAATTAGCTAATCTAGTATTTATAGCAATAAGTTTTTCTTTACGAGACATGCCTTTTAATTGTAAAGGCGTATTGTATTTAGTTACAAGAGAAGCCAAGATCATCGAACGATGAGGAATTACTTTACCTGTGCCTCGACAATATCTTTCATGTAATTGATCTGTTAAAACAACAGGCCATATATTCTTTTGTAAATTAGAGATCATTCCTCTGCAATTAAATACTTTATCTCTTTTTCCGTACATAACTGCTGCAGGAATGAGTAAAAGTAATAATAAACAGATCTTTAATCTGTCCACGTTATGGCATCCTCATCTCCAGCAATTAATTGCCAGAAACCATCATTGGTATAGATAATAGTAAATCCAATTCCAATATCAGAAACGTTCATACTTGTATCTGCTAAACGACCGACACCTACTCCGCCTCTAAATTTAGCAGCTGATGTAGTAGCAATAGTTACGTTTTCATCTGTTCCACTAATAAAAGTAAACTTACATCCAGGAACATCAGCAGCATCAGAGATAGTAATTGTCGGATTAAGTAATCCACCTTCATTATCTCCAACAATGTAATAGATAGAGCCACAATAATCGTTATATATAGTCGACGTCGTAACAGTAACAAATGCTCCAGTTTGAAGGCCCCAGGACGTCCCGTTTACTTGAAACTGGGTAAATGCGTTCCTAGAGTTAGCTTCGCCAGTTGCTACGTTAAATGAGCCTACAGCTCCAGGCCTTTCACCCTGCATACCGGCACCGGTTCCAAATATCAGAACTAATGGTAATAGAATAGATAAGATAAGTTTTTTCATGATATTTCCTTTATAGATCTGCATTCCCAGATTCAGTAATAATTACAGAACAATTTTGTGTACCAGTTTTATGTTGAATATTGTATGACATGTTTTTCTGCAACAGAACCGTAAATACATATCCGTTATTAGCATCTAGAGCAACTCCAGAATTAAATGCAAGAACTTTAGTAATTGAATTAAATACTAGCTGCATATTAACAACAGTCGTTGTAGGACACATGAATTGAAAAGTATGTTTAACGCTTTCCAGGTTTCGCTGATTAGGTGTAATATCTGCTGAAAACCAATCAGTGTCTGGAGCAATAGATGTACTATTCCATTTTTTACCTACATCCCAAACTCTTTCTGCATGTGCGCTCGTAACCATGCAAAATAAAAATATCGACAATACGGCGGCAATTAATTTCTTCATAACTTATTCCTTTTCTTTTGGCATTATTATTTCAAGTTTTTCAACTTTAATTATTGTTTGATCGTCTTCTGTAAAGTAATCCCACGCTTCTTTTGCTGCCATTCCTCCAGACACAACAGCTGTAAAAGTTGCGCACCCAGATAGTACGAGAGCTATTAAAAAAATTAATACGTACCGTATCATTGATTGTCTTCCTCGTTATCTCCAAAATATATATATTTCTTAGGCTTTACATAAGTGCCGTCGATCTTTCGACAAGCATCCCAGGCGCCTTGGCCACCTACTACTAAAGCCCCTTTAGCAAGCTTTGTCTTAAACCAATGGTCTTTATAAAGCCACTGGGCTATATCTGCAAAATAATTATCAGAGATTTTTTTATCTACTTTTTGTTTTTTCTTGAGACCGTTTTTTATCTGTATATAGCAAGCATTACCATATAAATAATCATGAATTAATGCAGCAATAAATAAATAACCAGTAGCTGGGAATATATTACTGAATACTCGAGGTACGCTAGCGCCATTAAAAATAAAACCACTTGGAATAAAAAATATAATATTTAACGGGGTACAACATAAAGTCCAATTACGCATAAGTTCCCATTCGCGATGAGGCGCTCCATCTGCCATAGGCAGTGGACGCATAACTGGCATTTGATTAGGACTTAATATATTAGTTCTACTCATCATTATCCTCGTAGGTTATAGTTAATTCATCGGCAGCTGCGGCGTCTATTACAGCCCGGTATAACCGTGTATACGCAAATCTACTTGAGCTAATAGTAAATTTCTCTTCGTCTTGAAATTCTCCTACAAGAAGACACCCGTCTGTGTGATCATCAGTATTTCCAGTATGAATATATACATAAGTAAATCCAGGTACATATCGAACATGAAGCATTCCTTGATGAAAAGCATATCGTTCGGCATATCTTTTAGTCATACCTCCATCGGTACGTAAAATAATATTATATGTTCCTGCAGGTATACGAGTTTCTCCAGGAACTTTTACTTCTTGATACTGATCTTCAAGACCATAACAGAAGAAATCACCATCTAAGTAAATTTTAGATAGAGTAGCTTCTTCGTTTGAGGAATGTCGATCAACACGTATATGCATTAGTTAAGTTCTTTACATTGGACAGGATGATCAGCACAAATTACTTTTCAATGGCGTCAATCTTTTCCCATTGTTTAGTTAATTGTCGCTGAATACTATCGTAATTGCCTTTTAATGACCAACCTAGAATACCAATAATTAATATAGCAAGACCAGTAACAAGAGTACTGGTTTTAATATTAATATTAGTACTGGTACTGGTATCTTGTGCCATTATTTAGGTTCCTTTTTTAGTATTGTAAATACTCTTACTTCGTCAACGTCTCTACGTAAATATTTTAATTCAACTTCCATAGTAGTCATTTTACTTACTTGCTCTGCTACTGCATCAGGTCTTAACATTCCTGATATAACTCCTTGTTGCTGTACCAGTAATGAAACTTTTTCATGGCCAATATCTACTTTTTTCCACATTGAAATTTTATCTACTCGTAATTCTTGAATAGATTTTCTTATTTCATTAATTTGGTAACGCATAAGCCACCAAGCACCTGCTATTGATGCGAATACGCCAGCTAACGTTACCAAAGTTCGTATGCTGTCTAAATCATCCACTGTATGCCTCCTGGGATAAATGTTCCTACTTGTGCCACCCCAGGCCCATAGCAGCGAATCCTACCAGTCCTACTAAACATGCCCCTATAAAAAATTTGAATATTACATTACTAGCTGCATCATATGCATCCAGTAACCGCTCTAAACGTTCATGCTGATTATAATGAAGTTTCGGATCCACATAGAATTCAGTTTCTGAGCTCTTCTTCACTATAGCTTCAGCTAACTCGTCAATTTCTATTGGCGAAAGTCTATCTGGCATCAGAAACTCCGTATCAATAATTAATTATGGTTGCGGAGGCTTAATGCCTCTTAACGCCCTTTTTGCATCATAACGTTCTTTCATCTTTTCGTTTCCTGCTTCGTCCAAAATATTTGGAAACTTATTAATCAGCATATTCACGACATCTTCAATTTGCCGAGGAAGTTGTACCCCCTCTGAAGTGGGATTTAGTAATCGATCACTTTCACTCATTTCAGTTGACCAGTCATTCCAGTTATTTTGCGTTAACTGCTCAGCTGTAAATGCCCTGATAATATCAGTGTAAATAACCTGATCTGCTTGAATATCGTGAGTGTAGTCATCCCGGTAATGCGTTTTATTGTCATAGGGGATAAGCACTTCTGACCATGGTAACCAACCGAGTGTTTTAAGATCAGCAACACTTTTCATATTCAAGCCTGAATGATTCTTCCAACTTCGAGGAAGTTCTCCAGGTCCCCAAACAACAACCCCGCCTTCAACTAAAACATGATTTCCCTGTGCCATAACCTACTCCTATATATGCAATAAAAGTTCATCTTCAATATCTTTTGTTTTCCACATTCTCTGTCTAAAGGCTTTCTTCAAATTCCAAAATGGCTTATCCCAATTTCCATACTGTTCCTGTCGAAATAAAGTAACGCTGTTATAATGCGGACTTTTATTCCCCGGTACTGCCCAAGTATGATAGGGGAGCAATGGAGTGACAATCCAAGTCTCAATCCCCATAGCCCCAGCAAGATGCGCTAGCCCAGTACAAGAAGTAAGCAACAGGTCGCACTTACTCAGCTCTTTCATTGTTATATCCCATGAAAAGAGGTCGGCTTTCTCCATCCACTCTGGGCCTTCTGTTTCGCCTGTCTCATCATTACGTTGGAATGATATAACATCGAACCCCTCTACAACATCCCACATCATTTCTTTAGGGAACAGCCTATGTTGTTCGTGTTCAAACTTTGGGTTGCCAGCCCACTTGACCCCGATCTTCCCTTCACTTGGGCAAACCCTAGGGATATAAGCCTCCCCCCTCATATCAGAATACTCCAAGTCCATCACTAAAGGGGCAGACATTGAGGGGAGCCAGTAGTTATGATAAACAAACTCTGACCCTTGGTGCATACAAAAGGTGTCAACGCCTTCCACGCTTCGCATAATATTAGAAAGCCACTCACATCCAGAAACAATTAATTTATTCCCTCGGTCAACAATGTCTTTAGCAAAGCGAATATAGAAAAACTGATCGCCATAACCGCCTTCCATATCCATCAAGATTGTTCCCGGTTGCTTACCGTCCCATCTAGGCATAGCAGTCTTGGCTGTGTTGTTGTTGCCATAGACATTCATAGTCCTGCCATACTCAAACTGCCTATAGCCTCTGACTTGGTTGCCATTCATCATGTCGTATAGCCCAAGATTGAATTGCGCTCTTTCGTTGCCGGGGTTTACCTTGATCTCTTGCCGTAACATGCTTTCAGCTTTTTCAAAATGCCCATGAAGGCCAGCCTCTAGGGTCAAGTCAAGAACCTGCGGAGGTTTAACTGGCTCTGGCTTGTCATTCCAAAACTCACCACCAGAATAATGATCGTAAAGCTCTTGCCCTAGAACAGCCCTTGCATTTATATGATTTTTATGAATCTCTGGTGACAGAGTGTGTAGATTCTCTATCCCCCACACCTCATCATTTTCTTCTACTTGCTCAATCTCAGGCTTGTAGTCAATATGAGGCATCCCAATGAAATCTGCAATACGATCTAATTCTTTCTGTGGGTCATTTACAAGATTGTCATATTCTACAATACAAAAGTTTTTAGGGGCAAGCTGATAGCCTTCCTGTAGAGTTTTATATGACTCCATTAAATGTTTAAATAGATGAGAAGTTCTAACCCACTCTTTAGGGGAAAGCTCCGACTTGTCAATCAAATAAAAAGATGCGATACACTCAACAATAGGTCTTACGGTTGCGACAATTTTAGGTGCGCCCCCGCCCTGCACTTCTCTCATTATTGGCATAATGTTAGGGTTAGGCCACATCCTATCTTTGTCGAAGATAAATTCTTTTTCTGTGGTGGCATACTTGGCTTTAACAATCCCCTCAAGCGCACGGAAGGTATCTTCATCTGTGCCGCCTTCTGCTTTTGTCGCCCCACTATTCTGAATAGTGTTGTAAACAGCCCCTAGAGTTTCAGACAGGTTAGACGTTTTTGAAACGTGCGTATCCTCTCTCTGCCCTAGCAATGATGCCAGCAAAGTGCTTCCTGATCTTGGTAGTGATGAGAGAAAATATATCATGTTCGTATTTGATGTTTATGTTTATTTGCCATTGAAATATATTGCATAGAAAGCCACTTCTCTGTTCCTAACTGTTTGGGACAAGACACAGAAGAACCGATACCATCGCCCTGCTGTCCTTGTGCGCCATCACCCCACATATAAAGATAGCCATCTACATCTTGTCCCATAGTAGAGTACTGTCCTGCATCTGCATAAAGCCATGTCACAGCCGGAGCTGTTACTTGTACCGGAGATGAATAATCCGTGGTGTTGTTATGACCCGTTCGACCACTACCACCACTTCCCCATGACCAAAGGGTGTTGTCACTTTTTATACAACCGCCATGATGCGTACCGCTTATTGACGAAGCCCAAGTAGTTAAGGCCCCCACTTGTTTTGGAGATGAGTAAGCAGTAGTGTTGCCAAGTCCTAACTGTCCCCCTGTTCCTGTGCCCCAAGTAAACATTTTCCCATCAGTTCTTACAGCCCAGTTGCCAGAAGAACCACCACATCTAACCCTAGCCCAAGTGGTTAAGGCTCCTATCTGGACAGGTGAGCAATAAGATGTGGTATTGCTATGTCCTGTTCTTCCACTACTGCCGCTTCCCCACGAAAACATAGTCCCGCTAGTGGTAATTGCAATAACGTGTTCACTGGCTCCCGCAGAAACATATCTCCAAGTGGTCAAGGCTCCTATCTGTACTGGTGAACTTCTTGCAGTTGTTGTTCCATCACCTATCTGCCCATAACTATTTTTTCCCCACGCCCACAATGTTCCATTGGCTTTGATAAAGTGCATCCCATACCTTGTGCCACCAATAGCAAACGGGCCTTTCGGAACCCAATCGGTCAACGCACCAATTTGATTTGGTGAACAAGTGTCAGTGGTTGATCCTGTTCCTAATCTACCATCCGCACCTTCACCCCACGCATAGGCTTTTCCCGCTGTGTTGATCGCACACGTAAAGGCATAGCCGCCTTTAGCTCCACTCCAATTTGTGTTGGAGCCGATTTGCACAGGCGAATAACGGTTTGTTGTTGTACCATCCCCTACACACCCAAAAGCATTCTTACCCCATCCAAACAATTTGCCTGAAGTAGGTTGTGGTATTAGAAAATTAGGACCACCAAATATAAACATTAGCTAGAATCTCCAGATAACAATATTCCATGCCAAATAGTTCCACCATCATAAGTATGAAAAGCTAAAATATCTACTCCGGAAGCCACCAAACTCGGTGCGCTTGCTCCGGCCCAATCAACACTTGTAGGCCATGCCACAGAAAATGCGCCTCCATTAGTTAAGAAAAGAATAAATGAGCAGAGCTCATCTGAGCCAGTCGGATTAGTAAAAGTTGATGATGTAATAGCTTCATCTACAGTACCAGTTTGACAATTGCCAGCTGATAAATCAAAAGCAGGAGTTGCTCCCAGATTGCCTTTAGCAACTGTAATCATTCCAAAGTCTTTAAGATTAAACTTACCTAAAATAGTATCATTACCGTCCACTAGCGCTGCTCGAAATGCTGCAGCAGTCATAGCTCTTGTGGTATCTGTTCCAGTAATAGCTTCAGCACTGGTAAGTAATTCAACAATTCCAGCTAAAGTAGCTGATGCAGATTGAGCCGGAGCTTGAATAAATTCAATAGTAACCGGCTCAGCGTCAACCAAAACGCCTGCAGTATAAACATTTGCTACCGGGAATTTCCAGTAACCAGTTCCGTCTGTTAAAGCGCCATTGATATGAAATGCAACATATCGAGTTGTTGGATTTTCTTTTGATCTAATAACAATAGTTCCTCTAACTGCTGTTCCAACTCCAGCAAAATCTCCCCAAGTAGAAGTTTGTCCAGAAACATCGACACCGTTATCGTCTTCATCTGTAATATATAAAATTGTTGAAGAAGCAAAAGTAGCATTATTTCCAGATACTAATCCGGCACCCTGGTCTGCATCCGTAGTAGTTGTTTCAAAAAGAAAATGTAACGCAGGAGCTAAATCACTAATGGCATCGAATGCATCCGTAAGCATTGCAGTTGTAATGCGTAACTCAACTACATCAGCAGCTAAGCCAGCAGTCCCAGACGTACCATCTACCCCTCGTACACAAGTAATCGTATTACCAGCTACACCAGTTACTTTAACAATTTCTCCATTGCCCCCGCTAAGTATAGAAAGATAAAAATGCTCTCCCGATATAATCGTAGGCAAAGCAGATACGTCATCTAAATCAAATGACGTAGCTGAATCTGTAATACTATTAGTTAGGGCTGTGGCAACATTATTTGAAAATTTTACTAACACAATAATTCTCCCTAGGAAATAGTTACTGACCAGCTAATTGTCATGGTATCACCAGCAGCTTTATTAACAACACCAAATACCGTTCGAGCTAGCATATCGCCAGTATCTACAGTCGTGTTATTTGTAATACACGCTTCAGTTATTGCGCCGGTACCATCACCAGCTGCATACGTAGTTGCAAATGTAATAACCGCTCCTGCTACTGAGCCGCCAGAAACAGTAAGAGCTTGATGAAATACTTGGGTTTCACAAGTACTATCTCCAACAACAGCTGCAGTAGTACCTGTACCGATAGTCATCCAACCCATAACAGCATCGGTAACGCCTTGCATTCTGGATGCAATCCATTCTTTGCCTTCTGTGACTACTAGATTGTCTATATCTCTTACTTTTTTTCCATTAAGGAAAATTTTTAAATGTCCCGTAACTTTAAGTTCGTCAAATTTACGCGTCTTCATAATAAACTCCGTATCCTATTTAAATTATGTAATTGTAATTAATATATTAGTACCTGATACAGGCGTATCTCCATCTGCTAATCGTCTTGTATTAAGTGCTGAGCCATTAAGCGTTCCATTAACGTATTCAGTTATAGCATCTGATGCAATAACAGTTTCAGTAATTGCAATATTGATTGCCAGTACTAATGCGTCTGTTACGCTCTGTGTATCAGCAATATTAATACCGGGAGATACGATTATAGAATCACTTGTATTAACAATATCTGCAGGATCAGCAATGGTTTTATTAAGCGTAGCTAAGAACGCATCTGAAGGCGTAACAGTATCTGCTAGATTAAAATTCTTGCTATCCCAATCTAATGTAATATTAGCTTTGGCATCTTCCCATGTTACAACCCCACTTAATTTACTAACTAACGAGGTACCTATAGACATTAAAAATCTCCTCGAACTTTAAATTTAAGTAAATCAAAGACAGTTTGAATGCGGCCACTAACATAAGTTAATACAATTTCGCCTTCATAAGTACCGGGAGCAACATCTAGGGTAGTAAGCCCCCAAGTTGCATAAAATTCCCCGTTAGTATACGGAGCTACTTTTGTACAGACTAGAGTATCTAAAGTAGTCGTAGTTCCTAAAGCACGAAACAATACTGTAATTGTAGGATCGGAAATATCGATAAGAGCCCAGCTATCCGGGTCTTCGGGATCGAGAGTATAGCCTGCTGCAGCTGTATTTTTGTCTTTGAGTACTACGGTGATTTCAGGTTTGTCATCGCCGGCTACTAAATTAATGGTGGGGTAATATGCCATGATCTAACTCCTCTACCATTATTGACTGGAATATCCAGGTTATTTTCAGCGTAGGTAGACTATCCGCAAGAACAGCATACGGTAATCTAAAAATAAGTCAATTGATTATACGAAACCGTTCTCTTCTAATTTAAGATTTATGCTTATTTCATTATTTCCCCACATACCGGATTGAACAATCTGCTTACAGCTGGCTTCATATCTCAGATAGTAAGTGTTATTTTCGTCTTTAATATCTCCGCTAATTGAGCTGTGGGCTTGATACGAAGCGTAGTTGAGAAGAGCTTCTCTGTATACTTCATTAACTGATATGGTATTAAATACTGTCGTAGCTTTAACAGGAGCAGCTGCGTATTTTATAATAATCAAATCATGAACTGGCACGGTCTGATCAACGCCTTTAATTACTATTTTAAATGGCTCAGGCATGAGCAGCGTTACGGTGGTATCTACTTCATCAACCAGTTTAGTAGAATCGTCTCTGATATTTAATTCTTCGCGTGTATCAGCGTAATATGCATGAATCGGAACAAGAAAATTGGAAGGTAAAGTAAATTCTTCTTCATCGATCGGTGCATCTAATTCAAATGTTTTTTTGAGTAAATGAAATCGTTTATGTATAGCTAAATTAGCTAAATTTATATATCTAATAAACTTATTTCTATTTAAAGTCTGCGCTGCAGTAGGGCTCCCGGGGTTGGTAACCATATCTCCTACGCTGGCAAAAGCAAGTTTACTGCACGGTCCTGCTACTAAATCACTAATAAGTTCCGAAACTTTCATATTGCTCCCTTAGCTAAACGAAGTAGGAACTATCGCCTACTTTTTTAAGATCATTATTACCCCACATACCGTCTTCTTGAGGCTCCTCTTCAGGTTCATCATGGGGACCTACTTCACTCGGTCTCCAAGTATTCAGCTCTCCTAATTGACTAATCGAATCAAGCTGATCATCGTTCTTACTCTTGAACCCCTTAAGAGTAGCTAAAGATAGCTCCAAAAGCAACTCTGCTAATTCTTCGCTTTTTCTTAATTCCTCAGGAAACCATATTTTCTTACTTTGGAAGAGCGGAATAGCATTTAATTGGAATTTACTCATTTTGTCTTTATTGCTCTTAATTCCCAATTGGTTGCTATTTTTACCAGTAGATAACGTAAAATAATTATTTCGATATCCCATTTCATTCTGGATCCAGGAGATGAATCCACCCTGTTGTCCGTCGATCTCAATTCCTACTTCTTGCGGCTTATAATCTTGAACTAAACGAAATAATTCATCTATCGTTTCTTTCATGAGGCATTTTTTACAGAATCCATCAGTCCACAAGAAGTCGCCGTTATTATTTAAGGCCCATACGTTAATTACGCTCCAATCAGATGATTGCTTATCGCTGGTAGCGAAATCTGTGGTTATGTAGAAGTTGAAAGCGCCTTTGTTCTTAAGCACATGAATGCGCTTATACCAGACCATGTCTGAATCTTTCACCAGGCGGTCTTCCGGCGACATGATACGAAGCATGAGCTCTTGTTGGAAGGAGTCTAATTTACCTACGCCGAAAGCTTTATCATATTGGCCCTTAACATATTCGAAAGTAAATCGATCTGGCCAGGCACTTCTAAAATCTTTTTCAGCGCACGGGTAAGCTTCACAAACTGGATAAACGTTTACATACCAAACCCCCGATTCTATTGCCTTATATAGAGGATCTTTAGCATTAAATGGTGTTCCGGACCAGATTATTTTGCGTTTATTGGGATGCAGGGCGTAATCAATAGCTGAATAGACTGTATCCTCGACATTGCTAATAACCGTCTCGGACCGGGCGTCATCATCGTCAATTAAATCATCGAGTATTGCCAGGTTCGGCCGAGTATTTAATTCAACTGTTCCCCGGACACCGGTCTTGGCGCCATGGCCAGTAACGACAAATTCATTACCGTCAGCGTTCTTAAAATACCATCTGATATCAGTAAATTTGGCTTCAATAAGATATTTTTTTAGGAACACACTGCGTTGGCATCGACGCTCGATACGTAATCGCATCTTTTTAACGCCATTGTCAATACTATCAGATACGTACAGGGCGTACGGTACCGTACCAAACCCTGGAATTTCACCATACACAGCCAGATAGAGAAACAAATATTCAGCAAATATACTTGTTTTAGCGGATCCGCGAAAACACATATTAGCTGTATTCTGGTGTTTGCCGGCGATCTTGTCGACCATCTTATAATGGATGACCGGGGTCTTATGTTCCTCCCCTTTCTCGCCATTAACTAGTTTAACAAATGATATAAATTCAAGGGCAAATTGGCTAGGCACGTAATTAGGATCGTCATTATAATCGATAGCATTTAGATACTCATCTACTGTCTTTTTAATCAGTTCCATCTAAATTAATATCTAAATGAAGATTAATAAAATTACCGCATTCTTCCAGCCGGCTAGTAAGTAATTTAACGTTATCGGCATTCTTTTCACACAATCCTTCCATTCCGGAATTATCTCCATCCCAATTAATGCAGTTTATACAGATCTCTTTAGATTTATCGTAAGGATTAATCATAATCCCGGACTGACAAGCATAGAAGTCCAGCTTGCCTGAGCAACTATATATTTACCTACCCAGGCAGCGCCTGCAAATCGGATAGTTGATCCCATATCTCCTACTCGAGATACTTTTAAATGCATTTGATCTCCCGGTAATACAGGTTTCTGAAAGCGTATTTTATCCATGGTGGTGACATACATTATTGCGCGACTATCTATTTCAATATCGTATTTAGCTAGCAATATGCTGGTTTGCATTAGCGCTTCTAAAATAAGAGCTCCAGGCATTATAGGATTATCAGGGAAGTGACCTTCAAAGTGGGGTTCGTTGTGCGTAACATTCTTAAGCGTGATAATACTATCGGACTTTAATTCTATGATCCGGTCGATCATTAAGAACGGATAGCGTTGAGGCAATAGATCTAAAATATTAGTTTCCAACATCGATAACCTCAGCATCTTCAATAGTCTTCTTAACTAAGATTTCACTATGCGCTATCTCTGTGGCTGAGGCCTGGCCATTCATAATCAAACTCAATTGCTGTTTAGCCAGAGCCCGGGTGGTATCACGAAGGTCTTGCAGCATATCGTTATTGTGGGTGATATCAATTTCTATTTTAGCTGCAGCAGGTGCTGCTAAATTAGTCATAAGGCTCTCAGCTGCTTTCTGCCGAACCATTTCTGATTTAGCAGTTCGCATTAGCCCTGCCTGGCAATTAATAGCTTCCTGGTATATTCCGGCGTTTAGGATATGAGTTGGGATCATGGTTTGCTCCATAATCTTCGTAATTAAGCTGTTCTTACTGTAATTGTCCGCGAAGCTGGCAATATACGAAGCACTGGCACCTCGATCTATCAGATTCTGATATCTATCCGGAAAGACCTTACTATACGCAGTAGAGGCCTTATCCCCCATTAATCGAAGGGAAACAAACTTTACTGCATTCACATATGCAGATAGAGAATGCTTACCAGTCGACAACACTGCAGCATAGTTTAAGGTATTGTCTCTAAACACCCTTCGTAGTTCAGAATCAGGCTCTGAATTAATTACATCAACAACTTTGTCAGTTACATGCTTACGAAAGCGCTTATCGGGTACAGCACCGGCTAGCATCTCTTTACTCAAGTAATCTGTCGTCTCTAACTCACATTCATTATCTGGTAAATTAGCTAACTGTTGATCCATTACGAGCCTCATTCCATTTATTAATCAAAGTATTCTGCGATGCGCCTTCACAATAACACTCGTGCGGCGATACCATTATTGTATTCTTATCTAAAAAAATAACAATATTCTTATCCACGAGTTCTTTCCAGTATTTCTGCCAGCTGCGATAATCTTTTATTTTAGATAGCCTCTTCTCAAATTTTCTCTTGTCGACCTGGTTATTCTTATCGATATTAAGCCAAAGGGGAAGAATTAGCCGAATAACTTTACTCGACACATTACATGTCGCCGAGGTCTTCTCGTCAGTATTGTAATATACAGCGCTCATGCTTCTTTTAATCCCGTAGTAGTTTGTGTATCCCACATATGCTTCAGCACATAATAACGTCTGTCATCTCCGTTATACGATACATCTGGGTTCAGCATATATTCTTTTGCCGTATATTTCCTAATTATATTATATCTTTTTAATTCTTTAATCCCTACTTTGAATTCCCAGGCAGTAATATTTGTGCTCTTAATTATGGTCTCAGGTGTGCCCTTTACTATATTTTGCTTATTAATATTAAATACAAATCTGGCGAATAACTTAGCACCCGGGGCTTCCAACATACCTCCGCCTACTACTTTAGACTCTTCAGATTGTATTTCTAATTTATTAAACATATTTATCTAAGAAAAAAATAAAGGACTGGAACTCATTAGGCCATTTGCCTTGCTTATCCACCAAATAAGCCGGCTCTGTCCGGACTCAAATGGAACCAGTCCTTTATATTAAGCCTCTACATAGTTATTTTTATGGAACTCTGCAGACACAGGATAAAATCCTCCATGTCCATCCTCTACCAGGAAATCTCCTGGCTGACCATCCAATACTCCTTCTCTGCTATGACACGTAAACGTCTGATGCATTTCAAGCATCATAGCCGTAGCGTGTTTACGATACTCTTTTGCTCCCAAAGGCATCTCATCACCCTGTTTGAATACTACAGATGCTGACATCTTTATTCTCCTCATGATTAATTAACTATTATTACGAATATACTGTTCTCTCAGCTTATTCGGTCCAGCTCTCCCTGCAACAGGAGATTTATCATATCCAGCTGCAGGTGGCTCTTTTTCAGCAGGCAGCTGTTCTTTCTCCGCAGGAAGTTGTTTGGCTTCAGCAGGATTACTCTTTTCACCAGGATCAGGTACTTCAGGTTCTGGCTCAGCACTAGCAGGATCTACTCCTATTACTACTCCATCGCCTGCATCGCCTCCTTCCCATTTCTCCGGAGCCTCAGGTTCAGAGTCCTGCGTATCAGACTCTACCTGATTCTCTGCATTAGGGATATCCAGGTCCTCAGTTACATCTTCCTGGGTAGCCGGCTTTACTTCTATTTCTACTTCATCACTAGCTTTCACATTATCATCCATAATTAAATTCCTTTCTTACGTGGTTGGTAAATTCTCTTAGCTAAACAATCAGCACAATTAACAGTAGTCCAAGTATTAGCGTATTTGGTAATTTTACCAAAATCTTTCCCACATTGAACTACGTAAGGATACTTGGAAATACGAGTTCTGCTATTAGGAGCAGTCCGTACTTTATGTATTTTCAGTGCCGACATAATCCACCTTTATATGAGTTATTATTTTCCTAAATATATACCCAAAACCAACATAAAGCAACCTTAAAGTACTTTTTAAAGTGGTGGGACAACTTATAATCCAAATATAAGGTGGTGGGACAACTTATATTTTTTTATTCTCTATATATTACTTAAGTTAGCTCTCTAAGAAGAAGAAGCGTCCTTCGGACTTTCGGTCCGGGCTTCGCCCTACCCTCCAGTCCTCGGACTTAGGCTACCGCAGGCTCCCTATTATATTATTATTATATTATATATAAAATCACCGTCTCGCTAAAGCTCGTCTTGTTCGCTAAAGATGGTCCGGGTTTTATATATCAGAATAGCGTTATTCTGATACACAAACTAATTAGCTATATACCTGCTATATGCTAAATAATAATAATAAGCTAAAAGCTTATAGTGATATTTTCACAGGTGCGTACGTGCAATACTAACTAACTGACCCCTGTCAGCGAAAACCCCATCCCCCCCTATTCAATATAACTATCCTTTTCCTAAAACCTCAACCTTACACAGCCCTGATGGGCTTATGGGCAATAACGCTCAACAGTTAACTGTTACTAAGGAGATATCCTATGTCATTCCCAGTCGTCCATGCCGTATCGCATACGGTAGAAGAATCAGCTCATCTGCTTACCGATGTCGTACAAGGCACTCGGTATGCCGGTAAGATGTACAAGAGCGGTATGCAAGGTGCATACAAAAGCCAGCTTGCGGAGTCCTTCGACGAGCTGAATGCTGTCGATAAGAGTAAGTGGTCCGAAGCGCAGATTGCGCAATACGACAACGCTTAGTCCTTCCTATAACGTGGTCTCCTACGGGAGGCCACGTCCTACCTTTACACACAAGATAACACTATAAGATAGCGCCAAAAGACTTGCTCTAACCCACTATCACTAGGTAATCCTTAAGATACCTTTAATCATACCAATGCTTTACTCTGCTGAACACTATAATCGTTGCTTATAGCATACCGGCTGGTGCCGGTATTGGTGTTAATTAAAACACCATAACCTCTTAATTAAGGAGATATCTCATGGCTTATTCATTAGTTCCATTAACCATTCACGGTAAACGACATAAATACCGCGTTACTTTGGATGAAGGACTCACTTGGGATGAGTCCATTAAGTCAATGGTTATTAAGAATAACCTTGGCTCAATAGTTTATAAAAGTGCCAGCCATGGTAATCGGGTAGCGATACTCGTTAATCATCTCTACTGTGCGAATAAAACCGTATATGTTGAGCACAATGGCACTCAATACATCTATGTTCCCAGCATGGATGTACTGGTATCACGGGCTACCAAGAAGATCTGTTGGCCTGTTAAGAGCAATCCTCAGCGTAAAGCTATCGTTGCTCTTGCTAGCTAATACCATTGGACTAGGGCAATTAAGCCCTAGTCCTATTAATAAGTATTAGGTTCTCGAAGCGTAGAGATGAAACAAATCTACGGTTACATGCCGAAAGAATAAAGGGCGTCGAGAAGCTAGTATTTATTAATCTATAACCTGTTATTAAGGAGATAGTATATGTGTCAGCCTACACCTGTTACCGAACGTTCAGTTCAAGAACAGCTGTACTCAGTAAGCATTAAGTTGTACTACGCTAAGCAGAAAGTAGAACATAATAGTCCTGCTTGGTTAAGGCTGGATAAGCTAATCGGTGAGGTCAATGCATTAAGCAAAGACCTCGAAACACTTTATTAAGGGGGACATCTTATGTCTATTGAAACACTCATTTATACGTTAATAGCGGTCATAGCTATTGTTGGTGCAGTAGGCATGTGTCTCTTCATACATGCTGTTTATAAAGAAGTCATCGTATTAATGGCTATTCAACGTGCTTGGAATATTTGGGCTAAGAAAGGCAAAGTATTGGCCCAAAAGAAATCAGCTTATACATCCATGGATTTCGAGATCCTCATGGATATGCATTTGCAAGCTGAACCACCCAATCTCGACTAAGGAGATACCATGTTTGACGTTACTTTAGACCCTAAAGATTACCGGACTGTAGTTAAGAACTACAAACATATGGTCGATCGTGAAGTTGACCTTGAGCAGATGGACACAGATATATATCAATGTGAAGGATGTGGCTATAATTATTTCATAGATAATCCATGTCCGGAGCATAGCTAATTAATCTATTACTCCTAGGAGATATCTTATTATGTTCAAAATCATTCCTGCTAGACCAGCTCGGTACATTTACAACATCAATAAGCATTTGTTTATTGAGTTAGCTGAAAGTAAGTGCATTGAATTAATTAACAGTCCTAACACTAAAGATAGGCTTAAAGAAGTGTTATTGGATCCTGAAACTGCCATTCAAGAAAACGAAGGCAATAGCCTTATAGTATTGCTCAATGCCAATACAAAGAAGTTTTTTGGTTTTCTTGTCTCAACTAGGCCAAATGTCATGTTACAGGAGTCTGATATCCCTGATATCCTCGAGCAAGTTAAATCCATGTAATAACACCGGTGCTCCCTAACGGGAGCATTGGGATTTATAAGGTATTTATAGTGACCTCATTTAATCATTAAGTTAAACCAAATCAATCAGACAGTCCTCTCGTTTCTTTAGCTCAAGACAGTACGATAGTACTCTGCTCTTACTCTCGCCTGGTGGCGATAGTGGTGTGTTTAACACCAGTCAAAACATGAGGATAGAGCTAATATCCATGATTTACCTAGATATGTAATTAAACTATCTAAGAACTGGGCACTATTGCCTGAACTGTAAACCTTAAGTAAGAAGGAGATTCACCATGTCAATGCCTCAAGTTAACGAACAACAGGTAGGTAAAGTAGTACCGATCAATGGGCCTGCTAAAGCGCCTAAAGCCAGATATATGCTTGGCAAATCCGGTTGGTATTGCGAAGTAGGTGATTATTTGGCAGAGTTGTTGAATAGGCCTCTGGCCAATGACAAACGTACTGCAGAAGAGAGACTTACTTCTCTGCTTACGAATGCCAAAGGCAACTCAAGTATTGAAGAGACTGATACTACAGGCCGGTCTCTGAAAGTTATGCTTCATGTTGAGCAGAAAGATGCTCAAGATAACGTAGTGACTGAAGTTAAGTTTGTTGCGTTTGTTACTCATGGAGATGCTAAGCGTTCATTGGATGCTTCAGACATTCCTGCAGTTGCAGGGCATGCTAAAGATGGCATCATCAAAGCAATCAGCGCTTCTGAAGTCATCAGCCTGTTCTAGAGCATTAAGTCACTGGTATCCGCAGAGTACAGGATACCAGTGCACTTAGTTTAGCATCAGACTATATAGGTCTGGTGTTAAGCTAAGTTATTAACTTTAAAGGAGATATTATGATTAAACTCATCATAGCCGGTGGAAGAGACTTTACTGATTATCAAACACTGCTTTATGCATTTACTAATTTTTTACATAAACAGCCTAAAGAGAATATAACTATTATATCCGGTATGGCTCGTGGCGCTGATAGCCTAGGTATTCAAATAGCAATAAATATGGGCCTTAGACTCATTGAAATGCCTGCTGAATGGGATAAATACGGCAAATCAGCAGGTTATAGGCGTAATGAAGAAATGGCTAAGATCGCCACTCATGCGCTCATAGCATGGGATGGGAAGAGTAAAGGCACTGGCCATATGATAGATCTGGCCAAGAAACATAATTTGGTTATTAAACAAATAGATTATTAAGGAGATTAATCATGTTCGATGCAATATTACCTCAAGAGGTATATCGTGCTATATCTAAGAACTATAAGCATCAAGTAGATTATTCGGCTACTGTCGAACAAGAAGATCGTAGGGTATTAAATGATCGACGATATCATACTGCTTTTATTATAGATAAATACAGTATCGAAGATTCACGTAATTATCGTCATAACCGGAGGACATCATGAGAAAACGTGCACCAGTTCATTATATGTGCAATACAAGGCATCAGATTATGAATAAAGGCGAAAGATTCCTATTCTGGAGCATTGCATCTTGGGGAATATATATCGCTTATATCGGCGTACAATACGCCATATCCATTAGCTAGCTCAAGACTCCAACCCGTCTTGTTTAGCATAGAGGGCTTATCGACTGATAATCGGTAAGCCCTCAACCATTTATAGGAGATAGTGCATGAAACGGCATACTCCAACATCTGCAGTATGTGCTACCTGCTCTGAAACAAAGAATTGTAGGATAGAAGAAGCATTGCTTAGTGTTTATGATCCGGATGATGGTTTATATCACTCCGGTCAAATAGGCTGTGTTTTCCATATCTGGCCAGATACCGAATACCATGCTCGAATGCTAAGAGATGGTTATATACCTGATAAAGCGTATAAATTAACTAAACTATTAGAAAATAGGAGATAGTGATGCCAACTAAAGCTCAAATGCAAAAGCAAATGGATACACAAGTTCGTGCTCTAGCTATGGATAAACGAACTATATCCAGTTACGAAGAGGTAATATCTAAGAAAGATGAGGATATTGCACGTATGGTAGCTAAGAATATTGAATTACAGAATAAGCAGAAAGAGTATCTGGAAGCTCATGCTGCTCAGCAATCTTTGGAGGAAGATCTAAGTATTCAATTAAGTAAGATGACGGAATCCAGAACTCGTACAGTAGATCATAATAAACGGCTTATAACTCGAAATGAAACTTTAATGGATATTATTGAATTAATGATCAGGAGATAGTGTTATGACCACAAAAAGAAAATG